TATTCAATGGTTACAGCGAATAGGTTCTGGTCTCAAATTTTTGGTATCGCTTTTAGTAATAAGCGTTGGCTCCATTTCTTTATGTTGTTTGTACCTGTTATGGGTCTTTGGACATCTAGTATTGGAATTATTGGACTGGCTCTTAACCTTAGAGCATACGATTTCGTTTCACAGGAAATTCGTGCAGCAGAAGATCCAGAGTTTGAGACTTTCTACACAAAAAACATCCTTCTAAATGAAGGACTTCGTGCTTGGATGGCTCCAGTTGATCAACCTCACGAGAACTTTGTATTCCCTGAGGAAGTCTTGCCTAGAGGTAACGCTCTATGATACAGTGGGAGGGGAAACCCTCCTTTTTTTATACATATAAAAAATAGTTTGTGTATGAATATTTTAAGTATAAGAGATCATTCTTCTTTATCTACTTCTCAATTCGATTGGGATGGGCATGATTCCTCAATATCTTTAATTTCTGATGGAAAAATAAAATATTTTTTAAAAGAAGAAAGATATTCTAAAATAAAAAGAGATGGGTGTTTAAAAAGTAGTTTTAGTAAGTTTATTGAAAATGTTGATGATCATATAGATTATTATTTTATGATTTGCAAAGAAAATCCAAAAAAATATCAAGATATAATTAAAAGAAAATATAGTAATGCAAAATTAATTGCACCTAAAATTGATGAGCATCATTTATATCATGCTTCAGTAGCATTTTATAATAGTGGATTTGAAAAATCTTTAGTGATTGTTATAGATTCTAGTAGTCCAGTTAGTGAGACTGTGTATATATGTGAGTATCCATCAACATTTAAAGAAGTTTATATAGCTGTAAATGATAATCCAATAATACCTGAATCTCAGAGTTTATGTCGCATATATGATAGTACAACAAGATTGATAGGATTGCCTTCTTTGGAGAATGGAAAGACTATGGGACTATCTTCTTATGGAAATAGAATTCCACGTTCTCCAAATTTATTTGAAAATCATACTTTTCCTACTACTGCAACTGAGGGTGTATGGGAAATCGGTGGTGCTAGATATCATAGGGAATTAGTATCACAAATATCAAAAGAACTACCAGATAAAGTTGAAATAACTAAAAAAAATTATAAATTTTATGCAGATTACTGCAAAGAAATTCAAGTGCAGACACAAGATGCCGTTTCTAAATTAGTAAAAAAGCAAGTTCAAGATACTGGCATAAAAAATATTTGTATCAGTGGTGGGTATGGTATGAATGTTGTATCTAACTACAACTTGGTAAAAACTTTTCCTGATTTAAATTTTTATTTTGAACCATTATGTGATGATGGTGGAATATCTATCGGTTCTGGAATGTATTATTATCGAAAAATTACTGGTGATAAGACTATACATAAAATAAAAACCACTTCAATTCATGGATTTAAACATGATCTCAGTAATTACAAAGGTATGAGTGTAAATATATCTGATATAGCAAAATTATTATATGGAAATAAATCTATTGCAATTTATTCTGGTCTTGCTGAGAGTGGGCAACGTGCTTTAGGTAATAGATCTATATTATTCAATGCATTGAATAAAGATGCTAAGGATATCGTTAACGCTATAAAAAAAAGAGAGTGGTATAGACCATTTGCTGCAGTTGTATTAGAGGAAGATGCTAATTTTTATTTTGATATGATTGGTTTGAAAGAAAGTCCTTATATGACAGTTTGTTTTCCTGTCAAATCTGATTTAATTCCAGGAGTTACTCATGTTGATAATACCTGTAGAGTTCAAACTGTTTCTTCTGGATATCTGTATGAACTTCTTTTAGAATTTAAAAAGTTAAGTGGACATGGAATTTTACTTAATACCAGCTTTAACCTTGCTGGAGAACCATTAGTGGAAACACCAGAAGACGCATTTAAAACATTAAAAAATTCTTCATTAGATTACCTTTGGTTTGAGGAGACCAAACAGTTGTTTTTATAATTAATATGGAAGAAAATAATATAGTCATATTAGAGAATGTTTTTGGTGAAGAATTGGTAGAACTTTTATATATTAGTTGTAAAAAACAATTTACTTATAATGTTCTTCATAATGATGATATACTTGTAACTAATTGTATTTTAGATTGTCACGGACTAGCACTGTCATCTAATGTAGTATTTCCATATTATGAAAATCATTGGAATATATTTTGTATGACTTTGAAAAAAATAATGTATGATTATTGTGATAAAGTTGGATTTGATAAAAAACATCTAGTTCCACATTCTTGTTGGGGGGAGAGGTCTAATCAAACGATTAAAAAATATAAAAGAATGCATAAAGAAGAATTGAAAAAAAATTGTGATGAATGGTTAGAAGATTACTTACAAATTAATAATTTGAATAAAATGAGAATGATTTATTATTTAAAAAATCCAGATCCAAAATATGGAACGACTTTATTAATAAAAGATAAATTCGTTTCTATTCCTGGAAAAGAAAATTCTTTATGTATAGTTACCTGTGGAGATAATAAATTTTCTAATAAATTTCCAGTAGATACTGATAATAAATATAATTTAATTTTTGATTGGTATATTCACCCACCAGAGTCTAAAAATATGCCTACCTGGTTTTTACCAACTTTAGATTATAAAAATAATTACAGGGAACAAATATCAAATTGGTGGTATAAAAAAACAACAACGACATATGATTAACACTGAAACTCCTTATAAATTGGCGGAAATTATTAGAGATACATGGCCTCAACTTTACAGACCAATTAAACTGTCGTATAATAAATCAGACACTGATAAAATAAATGGCAAAAGAAACTTACGGTAACCAGTTCCGTTCTGGTGAAAAAAATATCGATGATCTGCATAAATCTTTAATTAACGATCTTGCTAGTAAATCTAGAGAAGAATATAAATTTAATTATGTTATGAGAGATGTTTTTGAAATGATGCGAAGTTTGGGATGGACTGGTGATGATACTTTTGAAATTCAAGTTGCTGGAACTTTACCTAAAGATAAGTTTATTGTAATTAAAAATACTAATCTCATTCCTAAACAAAAATCATTACCTCAAAGTGATTTAAAGGAAATTAAAATTTAAAATATATAATATAAAGTAATATAACGTAAAGTAAAATGAAGTTTACAGTTTATTCTAAAAATGGGTGTCCATATTGCGAAAAGATCAAAGATGTGCTAAGGTTATCCAACCTAGATCATGTCGTTTATGTTCTTGATGAGCACTTTACAAGAGAGCAATTTTATCAAGAATTTGGAATTGGATCTACATTTCCTCAAGTAATTATGGACGATAAACATTTAGGTGGATGCATTGATACTGTTAAGTATTTAAAGGAGAACAACGTTATTTAATGGAAGACGCACTTTTTGACATCTATTCTGATATTGAACTTGCAATAGATCTTGCTTTTGAAGGAAGATTTGTTTTAAAGTTTTATGATTATTTGAAAGTAAAAAGTGTTAGGAGGAGGGAAGTTGAACTTTTTATTGAGAGTGCAACTGCTAGTAATATTAATAGTGTTGTTATAGATTTGGATGACTACCTTGAAGGTGGATCTGATGAAATGCATAAACAACTTCGTGAAGCTTATGGGCACATTCCCAAACCTCAAGCAAGAAAAATTAGAAATTACCTTTACGGTATTTTAGAAGACGCTTGGAGATATAGTCATGATAAGAGACCAGGAAGGAGGAAAAAGGAAACTAAATAATCAAGAACCCAACATTAATCGTGGGTTTGAATTGATGTTACGACAACATAATAGGAGGGAGAAAAAACCACAACCAAAGACATTTCAAATAATGTTTGGTAAAATGGTTTCTCTCTTCAAACGAGAGTTCCATTTTTATTTTGAGATAGGTCTTGATATAAAGAAAAAGTAACTCTCGGGAGAAAAACGATGTTAGCAGTAGCACTCACCTTAGGAACATTAATTTCTATCATGTTCTTTTTTGTAGGTGGCATTGTTGGGTGGATGGCAAAACAATATGTAATTGAAAAAAATTACGTTGCATATACACATCCAGAAATGTTTGACGAAAATGGAAATGTAATTCCCGACGAAATTTTAGCAGTGAGATTTGAAAATGACTACGACTACGACAACGAAGAAGACGACGAAGAGTAAGACCAATACTCAACAACAAATTCCAGAACTTCAAGCAAATCCATTTCAATATGAAATTTTGGATTTGGTTAATAAGCAAAGATCTAATGCTGGAAAAGTTGAAGTTCTAAAGAAATACAGAAATGATGCACTTGTAGCAATTTTAATCTGGAACTTTGATGAGTCTATTATTTCATTACTTCCACCTGGAGAAGTTCCATATGCTCGTGTAGACGAACAATCTTCTTTTAACGATACTCTTTCTGGATCTATTGATAAGGGTAATAAAGTTATGGGAAGAACTGACGAATTTATCAGAGATAGGCATACTTCCATTCGTAAAGAGTGGGAAAATTTCTATAACTATTTGCAAGGTGGTAATCCTTCTTTAACTTCTCTTCGTAGAGAAACTATGTTTATTCAAATGCTTGAAGGACTGCATCCTCTTGAAGCAGAGATTATGGTTCTTGTAAAAGATAAATTATTATCCACAAAATATAAATTAACGCAACAAATTGTTGCTGATGCTTACCCCGATATTCAGTGGGGAGGTAGATCTTGACACTTCAGTTTATTCACCAAAATTGTAATCCAGAGTTAGCAAAAGATAGAAGTTTACCTTATAGTGCTTATTTGGTGGAGTATGAAAATGAAGGTGAAATTTCATATGATATAGTTAATAGTCAAAAAAAGGTAGAAATTTTTGATTATTATTGGGACAAATATCGTGAAGGATTAAAATCATTCAAACAAACTGAGGGAAGAGTTAATCCTAAGTTGTGGGGAGAAAAACCTAAGGAGGCGAAAAAGAAGAAATGAGTGCAGGATTTGGGGCAGAAAAAATTAAAAATGGTAAAGCAGTTGTTTTAATTGATGATGATGAAGTGAAAAAACTTCTTAAGCAATATAAGAAGATTAAAAAATATATGAAATCTCCTTTATATACTGTAAAGACAATAGATGGAACTGAGAAATTAGTTTCTGAATTACTAGAAGAATACTCTGATGAGGAAAATAAATTAGATTAAATTAAAGATAAATGGGAAAGCATTATTTACTAAATTTGTACGGATGCTCGTTTGTCCTTTTGGATAACGAGCGTTGTCTTATTGACTTATTAGAGTGTGCAGCAATAGCAAGCGGTGCAACAGTGGTTCAGACTATTTCAAAAAAGTTTGATCCACAAGGAGTTACTGTGATTTGTTTGCTTTCTGAAAGTCATATTAGCATCCATACTTGGCCAGAGGAAGGTAAGGCAGCAGTGGATGTATATACCTGTGGAGATTGTAATCCAAAGATTGGGTGTGATATGATTATCCATCAACTCTTTGCTACTAATCACACCTTAAGTTATATTGAGCGTTAACTAAATACACTATATCTGGAGAAATATATGCTCTCTACTCAATACCGTCTTCGCCTTGAAGCAATCTGTGAACGAATTGTACAAGGAGAATCTGTAGAGTTAAGTGATATGATTTGGGCAGAGAAACTTGCTAAGTCAAATAGATCTGCTGCGACTATTTTAAGACAAGCACGTAGACGTGCTGCTAATCCTGATATGAAAGAAGATAGTCTAGATGCTTTCATGAATGCGTTGGATCTTGGTGATCCAGATCCTTCTAATCATAGGACTAGATTTAATGGTGCGGATGATATCATCGATTTTTTTACAGGAGATAAGCCAGAAGATTGGCGACAGAGAGATTAATAATTGTATTATATTTTACAAAAATAGTTGACTATATATCGTAATGGATTTAAAATGATCCAACGTTCATCTGGTCAACCAGACGGAAGTAAGCCGACTCGGAACGGAACGTTCATCTATGGAAGCACTATTTCTAACGTGTTTACAAGCAAATTTTCTTATTGCGAGAGTTAATTTGCATCAGGCATTAACCATTCAGCAAAAGAATGATATTGTCTGGGAGATTAAACAAGTTACGAAAAAAGGATGTTTCATAGACGCAAAAGCCGACTGAAGGAACGCTCTTTAACTTAAAAAACTAAGGAGAAAACCTAATGTCTAAAGTTGTATATCGTGGTGTCGAATATGACACTACAGATCGTCCCAATCAAACATTTAAAATTGAACCACATGTAGAAATCTATCGTGGATCAATGTTTTATGTTGATGAAAATGGAAATAAACTGTCTATGGAAAAAACCAGGAGGCAGAAATGAATACATATTTTGTTCGCTATTTAAAGAAAAAAGCAAAGAAAGAAAATCTTCTTAAAATTGCACAACTGAATATGGCAAAGCAACCTCAAGTTGCTTGATCAACGGGGGGATTGACTTCCCCCCTTTTTTTGTGTAAAATTAAAGGGTGAACATAATTTTTATGGATAGAGAAAGAATAAAATTGATTGTAGAAAATCTTGAAATTTTATTGGATCAATTGAAAGAAGAAATCTATTCCGATGGAGAAGAAACTTATCATATTGAAAGTTTTTCTTCTCCAGATATTGATTATGATGAAGTTTTTGATGAAGATGGATACTCTGATTGAGGAATAAAAAATGAAACCTATTGTTAAACTAATTTCTGTTACTCAAGGTGCAGGAGAACTGGCAGGAAAATCTGCACAAGAAGTGATTACTTATACTGCGCGTGTAAGTAATCCTAATAACCAACTAAAGTTTGAAACTGCTGCAGGACTTCTTCGGTATTGTATTAAACAAAACCATTGGTCTATCTTTGAACAAGCAGATATGACCCTTGAAATTAATACAACTAGAGGACTGGCAGCTCAAGTGCTTCGTCACAGGTCCTTCGTATTTCAAGAATTTTCACAACGATATGCGGATACAAAACTTTTGACCGAACTTCCTGAAGTTCCTGAACTTCGCAGGCAGGATGAGAAGAACCGTCAGAACTCAACTAATGATCTTGATGATCATACCCGAGAAAAGTTTGAGGGAATGATTGAGCAGCACTTTGAGGAAGCACAACGTCTGTATGACAAGATGCTTGAGAAGGGTGTGGCAAAGGAATGTGCAAGATTTGTACTTCCCTTGGCAACCCCAACAAGAATTTATATGAAAGGCTCTGTAAGGTCATGGATTCATTACATCGATCTTAGGTCTGCTCACGGCACTCAGAAAGAGCATATGGACATTGCAGAGGCAGCACGATGCGTCTTTATTTGTCAGTTCCCTGATATTGCTAAAGCACTTGGATGGGAACCAGAGAATTGTCCAGAATGTTCTGATGCACCTTCTATTACTATCGAATAAATATTTTTAAAATTAAAGTGTGATCTATGGCAATTTATCCTATTATTCATGTTGAGACTGGAGAAAAGAAAGTTATTGAAATGAGTGTCAACGACATTATGCAATGGTATAAAGACAATCCAGAATGGAAAAGAGATTGGTCTGAAGGATGTGCCTCTGCTGGTGAAGTTGGTGAATGGAAAGATCAATTGATTAAAAAACACCCTGGTTGGAATGAGGTATTGGAAAAAGCATCTAAGGCACCAAAGTCACTAGTTAAAAAAATTTAATATGCATGAACTCGTTAAGGTTGGGTATGATGATGTAATTACATTAATTTTAAAACAAAATATTGTAGCATTATTTCAAGGAAAGTCTGAAGGTGGACCTAGAGCTTTGGGTAATAGGTCCATATTATTTGATCCAAGAAATTCTGAGGCAAAAAATATTGTTAATACAGTAAAACAGAGGGAGTGGTATAGACCTTTTGCTGGAACAATTTTGTTTGAGTATGTTCATGAATGGTTTGATCTACGTGGATTAAAAGAAACTCCTTTTATGATGTATGCGGTAAATGTTTTAGAAGATAAAAAAGATCTTATTCCTGGAATTATACACGTAGATGGAACGTGCAGAATTCAAACTGTAACTGAAGAACAAAACTATCACTATTATAATTTGATAAAATGTTTCTATGAAAAAACTGGAGTTCCAATTTTATTCAACACATCATTCAATCTTGGTGGAGAGACATTAGTTTATACTGAAACTGATGGTATTGAAACGTTGCAAAATTCTATGATAGAGTATATGTATCTTCCTGAAAAGAAAAAAATTATAATGGTGAGAAATTAAATGTATATTTTGGGAATTAATCTATCACATCACGCTTCTATATGCCTCTTAAAGGATGGTGAAATTGTTTTTTATTTGGAAAATGATCGTTTAAGTAAATTAAAAGAAAGACAATTTTCTTTAGAAGATGAAATCCTTTGCTTAGAAAAAATATTACCTTATACGAATTATATTGACCATATTGTTTTTGCTTCATTTGGAAAGAATAGATATTGTGCTATTCCAGATGAATTGATTATTAATCATATTATACGACACATGAATGTTTATCGTATAGAATATGGTAAAATACATTTTGAATTGGAACATCATTTATATCATGCAACTAATGCGTTTTATTCATCTAATTTTGAAGAATCTGCAGCATTAGTTCTTGATGGTGGTGGTGTTACATATAATGATTATATCGATCTTCGTGAATCTGAAAGTATGTATTATTTTTCAGGAAGCACATATACTACAATAAAAAAACATTATACTTCCAGAGACATTTATTTTAATGATCTCCCTGAAAAACATAATGAACAAACTGTGTTTTCTTCTTCATTAAGTTGTGGATGGATTTTTAATACATTATGTCATTTAAATGCTGTAGGTGAACCAGGAAAAGTGATGGGAATGTCATCATATGGAAATTCTACTGACATTAATTCTGGTGATTGGTTTTCTTATGATGAAGTAACTGATACTTGGTATACAAATAACGAAGAAATTTTAAAGTGTTATAGAAAGTACTCCATAGATCCTAATGTAGATCCAATGGTTGATGACAGGAAGAATAAATTTGAGTTTGAAAACGCTGCAAATGTTGCTAAGAAAGCACAAGAAGAAACTAAAGACCACACAATAAGGTTGATAAAACAATTGTTGGGAATGTGTAATACTAAAAATATTGTTTTATCTGGGGGATATTTTTTAAATTGTGTTAATAACTATGAGTATTTGAAAGAATTTCCAGATGTAAATTTTTATGTGGATCCCATTTCTCATGATGGGGGAATTGCAATAGGAGCAGCAAAACATTTGTGGCATTGTGTGATGGGTAATCGTGAACGATACTCACTTAAAACATTATACCTTGGTTAATAAATACCTTTACTTAGCATAACTTTATGGCAAGAAAAAGAAGAAATCCAGATCAACCAATTGGTGTTGGTATGACTACTAAGCAAATGAAAAGGAAAAAACCAATCAATTGGGATTTACTTTTAGACATTGATCCCCTTACTGATAATCAAAAGAAATTATTTGAATCATATGATGAAGGCAAAAATTTAGTTGCTTATGGTGCTGCGGGAACTGGAAAAACTTTTATTACTTTATATAATGCTTTAAGAGATGTTTTAGATGAAAACTCTCCTTATGAAAAAATTTATATTGTAAGGTCTCTCGTTGCAACGAGAGAGATTGGGTTCCTTCCTGGAGATCATGAAGATAAGTCTTCTCTTTATCAAATTCCTTATAAGAACATGGTTAAGTACATGTTCCAAATGCCAACGGATGCAGACTTTGAAATGCTTTACGGTAATTTGAAAACTCAAGGTACAGTTAGTTTTTGGTCTACGTCATTTATTCGTGGTACAACTTTAGATAAAGCAATTATTATCGTTGATGAATTTCAAAACTTGAATTTTCATGAACTTGATAGTATAATTACTCGTGTGGGTGAAGATACCAAAATTTGTTTCTGTGGTGATGCTACTCAGTCTGATCTTGTAAAAACAAATGAAAGAAATGGAATTATTGACTTCTTAAAAATTTTAAGAGTTATGCCTTCTTTTGATCTTATTGAATTTGGTGTCGAGGATATCGTCCGTTCTGGTCTCTGTAAAGAGTATATTATTGCTAAAACACAATTGGGACTTTAAATGACTGATGATGAGTTTAAAAATTTATCACAATTATACGCAAAGAAAAAATTAGCAGAAGAGGAAATCGTTGTTTTCAATGCTTTTAAAGAGCAAGTTCCAATGCTTTCCTTTGATGAATATGTTGAGTGGGTAAAACAATTTGAAGATTTTTATACCGTCATATGTCTCAGTTCTGGTGGTGAAGATGAACATATTCAATATCATTTAGAAAACGATTATCTGGATCTAGTTAAAATTTATCAAGAGTATCATAACTCTGATAAAAACACTTTAAGAGAAGAACTGTCAGAAATTATATCTGCTGCTACTTCTTTTTACGAATACAGAGCAAATCAATTGTTTTTAGATAAAATAAGAAACAGATTAAATGGTATGAGTGAAAAAACTATTGATGAAGCAATGTCTCATTATCTTAATAAGAGAGTTAAGTGGTTTGATCTAAGAGACAAATTATTAAATAAATTGAATTAATTTTTTATGTTTACACACGTTGATTTAAATCTCCCTAATCTTCAAAGAGAAACAATCGATGGAGTTAGGTATTATAAAGTTCCAGATAATGGTGAAATTTTAAAACTCTTTTCTATTACTTCAGTTACTAGTCATAAAAATCGTCAGTTTTTTGCTGATTGGCGTAAAAAAATTGGTGAAGAAAAGGCAGATAAAATTACAAGACAAGCAACTAGTCGTGGTACTGATATGCACAGTCTTGTTGAAAATTATCTTTATAACATTCCAGAACTTCCTCAAGTTCAACCTTTGTCAGAATTCTTATTTAAAATTGCACGTCCAGAATTAGATAAGATAAATAATATTCATGCACTAGAAAGTTCTCTATACAGTAAAGTTTTAGGCATTGCTGGAACAGTAGATTGTATTGCTGAATATAATGGAGAACTTGCAATCATAGATTTTAAAACGTCTAAAAAACCAAAACCAGTAGAATGGATTGAACATTATTTTGTTCAGTGTATGGCATATGGATGTATGCTCTACGAACTAACTGGTATTAGTATTAAAAAACTTGTAATTATTATGTCTTGCGAAAATGGAGAATGTGTTGTTTATGAAGAATATGACAAATCAAAGTACATTAAACTTCTCACCGAGTATATTAGAGAGTTTGTTCAATTCAAACTTGGGGAATATGGAGACTAGAATAGAAAACGAATTTGAAAAGGTATTAGAAACTAAGTTTTTTTGTCCGTCTAAATTCGCACAAGAAATCGAAAAAATAGTTCAGACAAATCTTGATATGAACTATATTGATGCTATAATTTATTTTTGTGAAAAGAATAATATTGATCTTGAATCAGTACCTAAATTAATTTCAAAACCTTTAAAGGAAAAAATTAAGTATGATGCTATTGAATTAAATTTTTTGAAGCGTACCTCTAGAGCAAAATTAATATTTTAAACCATTTTTCCCCGAAAAAATTTCGCGGGGAAAATTTATTTTGTAGGGTTTTTATGACACCATTTGACGTTTATAAGACATATCTATCACTGAAAAATCATTTTACAAAGGATAAGTATGATTATCATAAGTATTGTGGTAAAGTAAAAGCACAATTGCAGTCTTTTTATAAAAGAAAAGACCGATATTGGTTTGAAAGATTGTCAAGACAAAAAGGTGATAAAGAAATAATAGATTTTTTTGTTTCAAATTTTGTTTTGTGTGATGATCCACAGACTCTTTGGATTGGTGATATGATTAAAGATGGTGAAGATAGATATCTTAAATGGATAAAAAAGCAACAGTCATTGAGTTATTTTTTTCGGCAAGAGGTAGAAAGTATTTTTAATAAAAATAATTTTGATGATATGTTTGAAATAAAAAATAATTCACACCCACAATTGATTAAAGAATATTTTCAGGGTAATCTATCATTAGAAACTGTAGTAATATTAAATAAAATATTTAATTTTTTGAATACATTTGATAGAAAAATGAAAGATCCTGTATGGGAATTTGTTTCTATGAGAATAAAAAAATATGATTGCTTTCTAAATATTGATATATTTAAGTATAAAAAAATTTTAAAGGAGTGTGTATTATGAGTTTTTTTGAATCTGAAGTAGTTCGTTCTGAGATGGCAGAAATAACAGAACTACAGGAAGAACTTTATAACAGTGTATTTAAATTTTACCAAATGGATGATAATGGTAAAATGGGTCATGTTAATCTCCTGCAAAGACTTTTAGATAAGCAAAAAATATTGTATACTCGCCTCTCTTTGTCTGATGATCCAGAGGCAAAAAAGATGAAAGAGAATATTTCAAAATCTGCTACAATGATGGGTCTTCCACCCAATGTTGATATGAATGTCATTTTTTCTAACATGCAGCAACTTATCGAAAAAATGAAAGAGCATATCAGCAATAACACTTGACGAACCAGGGCATCTGCATTACACTAGGTAAGTGCCCACCGCAGATGCCCTTAAGGGCACCCAAAGGCCAAATCTAACGTAATACGAGGTAATCTAATGTCTTTCTCAGATCTTAAAAAGCAATCTTCTCTTGGTTCTCTGACACAAAAACTTGTGAAAGAGATGGAGAAGATGAACACTTCTTCTGGTGGTGCTGATGAGCGTCTCTGGAAACCTGAAATGGATAAAACTGGTAACGGTTATGCAGTTATCCGTTTCCTTCCTGCTCCAGAAGGAGAAGATCTTCCTTGGGTAAAAATGTATGCTCATGGGTTCCAAGGTCCTGGTGGTTGGTATATTGAAAACTCACTAACTACTATTGGACAAAAGGATCCAGTGTCCGAATATAATCGTGGATTGTGGAATAGTGGCAACGAAAAGGACAAAGAAACTGTTCGTAAGCAAAAGCGTAAACTGTCTTACTATTCTAACATTTATATTGTAAAGGATCCTGCTAATCCTTCTAATGAAGGTAAAGTATTCCTCTTCAAATATGGTGCAAAAATCTTTGATAAAGTTATGGCAGCAATGCAACCTGAATTTGAAGATGAAACTCCTATCAATCCCTTTGATTTCTGGCAAGGTGCAAACTTTAAATTGAAGATCCGCAAGGTTGATGGATACTGGAATTATGATAAGTCAGAATTCGATCGTCAAGCACCTCTTCTTGAAGATGATGATGCAATGGAAGCAATTTGGAAAAAGGAATATTCTTTAACTCAATTGATTTCTCCTTCCGAATTCAAAACATACGAAGAACTTGAAAATCGTCTTAAGTATGTTCTTGGGCAGAAAGGAACTCCTCGTTATCAAGATCCAGATGAACATGCTGTAGAAGAGGATAACGATCGTGGTTCTTATACTCCTAACTTTGAAAACCGTCGCCAAACTTCAGAACTTCCTGAAAGTCTTAGTAAAGAATTGAATTCTCTTAATACTAGTTCTTATGATGAGGAAGAAGAAGATGATGCTATGAGTTACTTCCAGCGACTTGCTGAAAGTTGATTATTCATAAAATCTAGGGTTATCACCTTTCTTTAAGGTTCTGGACACGTATTGTTCAGAACCTTCTTTGTATGACATTAATTTTTCTATGTCATCAAATATAATATTTAAGTACCTTGGTTTGAGTAAATAAATTTGTCTTTTTTTATTTTCTATCTTCAATTCATATTCATAGTTTGTTATTGGAATAGAACAATCGTAACCTGGTATTTCTACATCTATACCTAATCCATTATCTCTGTATATTATTCCCTTTGTTACTTTTTTGTACCAATTAAATCCATTAAATCTCCATTTTGTCCCTTTACTTTCATAGATTTCTCCAACTTGAGGTTCGTAAATATTCCCAGGGGGGCCTATTGATACTGATGGTTGAGATGTGTATCCACTTCCTTTTTCAGTAATAACAATTTGTTCTATTCCTCCTTGGAAAATCTTTGCATATCCTTCTGCTTTAATTGGAGTTGGTGGACTTGAAAATACAATAATTGGATTAGATCTGTAGTTATAACCAGGATCTGTAACTACAACTTCAGATACCTCTCCATTGTTTACTACTGCATATCCAACTGCTGTTCTTGCTGGGATTGGTGGTTGTATTGTGACTGTCGGTGGGGATGCATATCCCCCTCCAGGATTTGTAACTACTATTTGTACAATTCTTTCAGATCCTATGACAGCATATCCTCTTGCAGTTAAATCGATGTTATAATTATATACTTTTCTATTTTGTGCTCCAGAAATAAACAGTCTTGTTTTATCCGAATTTATATAAAGATCTGTTATTGCATTATCTTGTGTTGAAGCATTTAATTGTGTTACTAGAGTAGCACTACTTACTGTCCATGGAGATGTCAAATTAAAAACATATGCTTTGTCAGTTGTGTTACCTGCTGCATATAATTGAGTTCCATCATCACTAAATGAAAATCCTAGAAACCAATCTTCTCCAGTTAAACTGAATAAGTTTACAACATCAACTTCTACGGCAGATTTGGTTGCAATGTTCCATGCAGTACTCAACGAATACTTTCTTATAGAATCTGGATTATTTGCATCCAAGATAAACATAAATTTTCCATTGTCCTGAAGTCTTATTCCTGATGGTGCAGGAACAGAAACACTAGTTACAAAAGTTGCTGTACTAATATTCCATGCAGTTGATAAATTGTATGATGCTACTCTATATCCAGATGCGGTTAATCCAGAAACATACATTACTCTACCATCTGGTTTAAATTCAACACCAGTAGCATATGTAAAGTTTATTCCTGTAGTTAATGTGTACGATCTTACAAAAGTTCCTGATGTAATATCCCATGGAGTAGACAAACTATACTGTTCTATTTTTCCTTGAGTATATCCTAGATCTCCATGTGCGGTGAATAAGTAAGAACCATCAGCGGAAACGTACATTCCTTCTAAACCCTCGCCAGTTGTGAATGATGATTGATTTAAGAATGCTGCATTCCCTACAATATTTTCTGGTGTTGAAAATGTAACTGTTGGTACAAACGTATATCCTGCTCCACCACTTTGGATACCAACACTGGTGACTGATCCACCTATTCCTATAACAGCATTTACAACTGGTGGAACTGTTGGTGGTGGATTTGAAAATGTAACCGTTGGTTGTGCAGTATATCCTTTGCCTTTATTTGTAATTGTAATTATTCCTACTTCTCTTTCTCCTGGAATTATAGATAAGTTTGCTATTGCTGTAGCAGTAACTACTTGATCTGGATTTGAGAAATTAACTCCTGGTGCAATTGTGTAACCAGTTCCAACTTCATTTATTGTTACTGATAGGATTTGTGTATTTGAAACTGTAACAGTTCCCGTTGCATTTTTTCCAGGTATTGGTTTTGGTAGGACCACATTGGTATTAGGTTCTACCAAATATTGTGGGGCATTATAAAAAAGTTCATCAACTATTAGTCCAGGTTTTACAATAGTTACTTTATCTGTTGACTTATATTCTATTGTTTCGTAGTGATGTATTCCATTATATAAGTTATCATATGATCCATATTTTGAAAGTAAATATTTGTCTAGTTGATCCTGTGATTTCGGCCATTCATCATACACATTCATGATATTATTTGACATTAAAACAACCCAATCTAAATTTTCATCTCCATAAAATTCGTAAGCAACATTATCAGGTCTATCGTCACCAACAATATTGTATTTTTCAAAGAACGATATATTATTAAAAATGTCCTCTCTTACCTTTGCTCTCAAAAATAAGTTTTTTACTTCAATGTAATCATTAGTAGAACGATTATCTTTTAATCTACTTACGTAGTCTAAATTTGGAACTTTTGAAAAATAGTTTGACATTTTTAGTAACCTATTGATTTAGTATCTGATGGATATTCGTCTTCATATACTGGCTCAAGTTCCATAAATTGCATTTGAAGACCATATGAAACCATAGTTCCGTCTTCATCAAATGCCATATAACTTCCTTCTGGAGTGTAATCTACATTAAAAGATTGTAAAGCGCATTTTTTAATTAAGTTTAGTCCAGGGTGAGGTGTTGACCCATTATCACCATTCCCTTTAAAAACATATTCAATTTGAAATACATGTGGTGCTTTTAGAAATAAATTTGCTTCACTTCTTTGGACTGCCATTCCTTGTTTAAAAAATCTTATTATTGCTTTAATTTCTTCTGCTTCATCTTTATTTCGTGCTGATAATTTAAACGCAAAATTAAAAGGTCTTAATGAGGGACCTTCAAAAAGTAATTCAGTATTTGGGTTTAAAATTGCACCATATAATCTTGATTGTAAATTGCTAGTGCCAGTGGCTTGTTCAGTAAAGTATGTTGCTATTACGGATTTAATTGAATCATTTACTTGTTGATTTTGTGTAATACCTTGTGCAGTATTAAATGCCTGATTAAATGCTTCTTGAACTCCTCCAGTAATTCCTTCCAAAGCAATTCCAGCAGTCATTAATTGAAATGCGTTCATGGTATCTTCATTCCATTTCACTGCATTGCTATCTGAAATTTGTGATTGAATTGGTAATTTTACTGTCCCTAAAGTGCTTTTTGAAAATGATCTATCTTCAAATCCAATGCCTGTGGATTTTATTGCTCTAGTACCATATTCTAGTATTGAAAATTTCACATAATCGTGTTTTTGTTGACCAACTGATTTTGGATACACCCAGTTTCCATAGTCTCCTCTTTTACCTGCTTTTCCAGCAACACTGAATGAATTTATTTGATTTGGGTTTAATCCAGAAAATCCGCCTCCTCCACCAGTAGATCCATTTTCACCATCACCAGTATTAGTAGATCCACCAGAAGATTGTTCTGGTTGTGCTGGCGCTTGATTTCCTACCCAAGTATTATATGGTTTAAAACTATTTGAACTTAAAAACCCTTGTTTTTGATCTTGTGGTAATTTATTAATTATTGCTGTTGTATTCTTAGTAAACGTTTCTGAATTTTGATTTAGAAATGCTCCTATCGAAGTATTATCAGATCCAACAGTTGTCGTAGCGTCTAAAGGAGACCAAGAATTATTTGTAGCATTCCAAGTAGCAACAACACTTCCATTTTGATCTACTATATTTGGTGCTGAATTTGGGTTTTGTGGATTTATTTGTACACCAAATCTACCCGTTCCAGTTCCAGTTTTAACTGGGAACAGTGTAGTTTGACTGGTAGGTGTATTTTGTATGGGCACTATTAGTCTTCCTTTTTCAAGAAGAGGTTGTATTTATTTAGTAATGAATTTGGCGTATTGAATATTTTGTAAATCGTTTAATTCATTATTTCTTACATGGTGTAATTGTCCAACAACTTCTATCCAAGTATAGTTTCTTTGCTCTCTCCAATGATAATTATATCCTTTAAATCCCCATCGTTGAACTTCTAAACATGTAATTAATGGGTGTTGGTCATATGTTATATCTGGAGTTTTTGGTCTATAAACAAAAGTATAATGCTTTCCTGGAGTTGGAATTAAATCAATTTCTTTTAATGCATCCATGATGTAAATCATCAAGTCTTCTGGATCAGTTACTCTTTTGATTTTTGATTTTAATAATTTAATTCTGTTTATTTGTTTTGCCATTAATTAATACCTAGATCGTCTTCGGTAATAATTTTGAATTCTAATAATCTATCCTCACACCATTCTTTTGCTGCTTTCCATTTTGCTTTATTGACTTCATATGTTTTTGCTTCGTAAATAAAACTTTTTGTCACTCTTGATTTTTTTATTGGAGGTAATGTTTGTCTTTTGGGTTTAACTTCTATGACATAAGTTTTTATTGAACCAGATTTATCCTTCATTTTGACTATAAAATCTGGGTAATATCTATGAATTCTTTTATCTATTGGTGATATGTATGGAATGAAAAATTCTTCACTTGCCCATTCAAGAATGTTTTCATTTACATCACACCACTTACAAAATTTTCTTTCCCAACTACTTCTACAAATTATATTGTTGGGATTTCCCTTATATTTGTCTGGATTTGATGGGTGATATTTACTTTTTATACTTTCTCCCATTATCTTGACTACATATAATATAATAGTAATCTTATTTATAGATGGTCGCTCCAAAGACAGTAGCACAATTAAAAACAAACATCTTACGACCAGCACTAACTTCTCATTACTCTGTAAAATTTGATGTTCCTAGGGCAGCGAGTAGTTTTATAACTGAAAATTCTGGTGTATCTTTAGATGTCGATTTTTTTGAAGTTTCTTGTTGTGAAGCATCTTTGCCTGGATCATCTCTTGCAACTTTAGATATAATGAATGATTATACTGGCATTAATGAAAAACATGCTTATAGAAGACTGTATGATGATAGAGCAGATTTTACTTTTTATGTAAATTATAATTATGTTCCCATAAGATTTTTTGAATCGTGGATGAAATATATTATAGGTGAAAGATTTTCCGATGGAGTTGATAAGAGAACATTTACTTCCAGACCAACTTGGCCAGATAATTATTGTACCGACCAAATACAAATAATTAAATATGAAAGAGACTATGGTGCTCAATTGAGATATACTTTTATGAAAGCATTTCCTGTTAGTATAAATTCTATACCAGTTTCTTACGAAGCTTCTAACCTACTAAAAGTTACAGTATCATTTGTTTATAGTAGATATTATGTAAATCGTTTTAGTGATGTTCCAGAGCAAAGTACCATAGAACAACCAGCACCAGTAACTACACAACCATTAACTGCAAATACACCATTCACCACTCAGAATATATTGACTAACGAGTATTATAATAATTTTGGGCAAAACTCTCAGAACGCTACTAATTTTGCTGACTTTACAAATGGAACAGTTGGCGGTCCATTTGGTCAAGCAATAGGTTAATAAATAAAACGACATCTGAATTGTATAGCAGATTATGCCTTTACCAAAAATATCTACTCCAACATATGAACTAGAATTACCATCAACTGGTCAAACAATTGAGTATAGACCTTTTCTTGTAAGAGAAGAAAAACTGTTAGTTATTGCTTTAGAGACTGAAGATTCTAAACAAATAACTAATGCTATAAAAAATGTAATTAAAAATTGTATTTTAACTAAAAATATAAAAGTTGAAACTCTTCCAACATTTGATATTGAATATTTGTTTTTAAATATTCGTGGTAAATCCGTTGGGGAAGAAGTTGATGTTAATATTATTTGTCCAGATGATGAACAAACTACTGTTCAAGTAAAGATTAATATTGATGATATTAAAGTTCAAAAAAATCCTGATCATAGTAAACAAATTAAAGTTGACGATACTCTTGCTATTGAAATGAAGTATCCATCATTGGATCAATTTATTAAGAGTAATTTTGATTTTACTAATGATAATAATATGGAACAGTCTTTTGATTTGGTTGCTTCATGTGTGGAAAAAATTTATACTGAAGAAGAAATATGGACATCTGCAGATGTTACTAAAAAAGAGATTGTAGATTTTCTTGAGCAAATGAACTCTTCTCAATTTAAAAATATTGAGAAATTTTTTGAAACTATGCCAAAACTTTCACATGAAATTAAAGTTAAAAATCCAAATACTAAAGTTGAAAGCACTGTAATTTTAGAAGGGTTATCAAGTTTTTTCGTGTAGCAATGGTCCATATGGACCTTGAAAACTATTTTAAGTTAAACTTCGCCTTAATGCAGTACCATAAATACTCATTGATGGAGATTGAAAGTATGTTGCCTTGGGAAAGAGACATTTATGTTGCTCTACTCCAAAATCATTTAGAAGAAGAAAAACTTAAGCAACAACAACAAAATGGCGTCAAATAAACCAAAGTTTATCGATAAATTTTGGCCAGTATCTACGATCGTATCAAGTAGAACTGGGCAATATAAAAGAATACTTGCTCAACGAATGGAGAGGAACAAGTATTTAATCGAGAATACTTATGGTGTAAAGGCAGATAGAGTTGTAGATACTTTCATTAAAGCATATTTGGCATCGGATAAAGATTATCCTGCACCAATTGAAGTTGTTCAAAATCCACAATCACAAAAAGATTTTGATTTATATAATCAATATATTTTGTTTTTGTGGGAATATTATGTAAAAGATAAAAGTAAAAAACCAAAACCAGGTAGAGAAAAACCACCACCAAATACTCCAGGTTCGGGTACTGATCAAACACCTTCAAACGATCCTACATCATTAACTTTATATGAAGGTAAAAAAGAACAAGATTTAGTTGATGAAGAGATAGATGAGAGGATATTAAAACTTCTTGGACTTCAAGATGTATTTGACATTGATTATGGCACTTATCTTACTCTTTTAAAAGAGAAGATGATGGCTGCTAGAATGACATCTACTAGCATTCCAACAGAGGAAATTGAGTTATTAACTAATGAATATAAGAGAGTAAAGGGTAAGGTTGGTAGATTTAAAGTAAAATCTAGAAAGTTAAATGCTGACAATATAAGAGCAACTGGACCAATAAGAATTTCAAAAGATCAATTTTTTCTTGCTGGAAAGGTATCAGTACCTGATGTAAAGGGAACTGACGAAAAACAACCAGCAGAAATTAGTGACTTCAAAAAAGATATACAAATAATTAGATCTAGTCTTGAAAATATTTCTGCACTTTTGACTGATCAAAATAAAATACTTCAAAAAAATTATGAGACGCAGAGACTTCAAAGAGAAAATAGGAAAAGAAAAGATAAAGAAGATAAATTAGAAGGTGTTAAATCTGCGTTAAAAAATGTAGCACAAAAAATAGTTGCACCATTTCAAAGCATCTTAGATAAAATTATTAATTTTATTGCTAATGTTTTACTGGGTAGATTTTTTATAAAATTAATGGATTGGTTAGCAAATCCAGAAAACTTTGCTAAAGTAAAAAATATTTTTAGATTTCTTAAAGACTGGTGGCCTGCTTTACTAGGTGCATATTTGTTATTTGGGAATGGTATTGGTAGATTTGCTGTAAAGATAACTGCATCACTAATAAAGTTTGGATTTAAATTAACTAAAAAAGTTCTTCCACAATTATTAAAGTTCTTAAAAAGTCCTTTGGGGATAGGACTTGGTTTATTTACTGCTGGTGCTACAATTCCGATGATGTTCCCTGAAACTGTAGATGAACAGGAAAGAAAAACTGCAGTTAAACCAGGTGGTAATAAAGAAAAACTTGAACAACTGAAACAACAAAAACAGAATTTGAATTTGTTTGAAAAAATGCAGGGGAAAGGATCTGAAATTGATGAACAAATTTATTTTCTAGAGACTGGAAAAACTAAGTCTTATGCTAGTGGTGGTTTAATAACTAGACAAAAAAATGATGGATTTTATACACAACCAATTAACGTTAAAGATATAGGTTTTGCTGGTGGCGGTGCAATTGATCGTGGTACTGGTGTCCAAGTAACTGGTGCTGGAAAAGATACTCAATTAATTGCTGCACAACCAGGTGAAGTGGTTATGAATAAACCAACTGTTGATGCTTTAGGAAAGGACTTTTTCTTAAATTTAAATTCTAGATTTGGTGGTGCTAGAGCAAACATGCCAAGAATGTATAATAATGTTCAATTGGCTGCTGATGGAGGTGTTGTTGGTGCCGATAAAAAATCAAATCCATCTTATAGAAAAAATGAATCTCTGCTAAAAAAGCAGAAGGCAAAAGAAACAATGTTACCATTTACTATGAAAAATTCTTTAGTGAATTTTAATGGCAATAACACTAGTAAAGGTGGTGGAACTACAATTTTTAATCAAGAATATAATAATAAAACAACTACTCCCAAAAAATTAACTCCAATGCAGCAGTGGGCTAAAAACTTCCCACAACTAGCGAAGAAAGTAAAACCTGGTCAATCTGGATATGATGAAATTCAGGCAGTTATAAATCCAAAACTTGATGTAACGAATGCTTTCTCTCCTTTGTTTATGCCATTATTTAAAAATGTTATACAAAATTCTTTTGGAAGCACTATAAATGGTTTAAACTTTGGAGATCAGCAAACTAATATTACTCTTGAAGAGAATAAAAAACATAATTTTATACCAGCAAAACAAAATGTTTATATACCACCATCACCATCAACTAATAGATCACCGAATGTTATCAGTCTTCCTCCACTAAAGAAGGGGTCTGGTGGTAATAATTCTGGATCTGCTAAAAGTGGTGGTAGAGATATTCCTCCATTCTCTGCCTTCCAAAATACTGCTAGTAGAAAAATTAATATCCAAATTTATGGAATAATAGGAGTAGAGTAAGATGAACATAAATTCTAAAAAACTTCTACCTCCATCTAAGAATAGTGATAGTCAGAGAATAAGTGCTGATAAATTTTTAGTACCAGTTAAAAATATACAATATAAAAATATTGTAAAATTATCTGAAAATAAAGAAGATCAAAAACAAAAAATTGGTAAAGGTGGATTAAAAGATGATTTACTTTCTATAAAAGAATCTGTTCTTTCTATAGAGAAAGTATTATCTAAAACGATACAATTACAAAAAGATCAAGCAATAAAAGATAGAATACAAAAAGAAAATCAGAGAAGAACTGAAAAGGAAGAAAAATCTGAGAAGAAAAAAGATTATGGATTTAAGATATTAAAAAATATACCAAAACCAAAACTTGGCATTATTGATTGGATAAAGAGATTTGTTTTGAACATGTTTTTGGGTTATCTTGCTGTAAGAATAATAGATTATTTGCCAACTTTAATATCAATAGCAAGTAAAATAACACCAGTAATAAATTTTATTGGTTGGATGGGTAAAAATTTAATAAAAGGTTTGATAGATTTTATTGATTGGGGATATAAAGCATATGATGCTACCCGAGGATTTGTAAAACAATTAGGTGGTGCTGGAGCAGAAAAAGTATTTGATGATTTCTCTAAAAATTTAAATGAAGTTCTCAATTATACAATAGTTGCTGCTCTTGGTATTGCCGCTCTTGCTAATAAAGTGCAAGACAAACATCCAAATGGTAAAGGAACTAATAGGCAGCAATCTAGAGATCCTCGTACTAACAAACCAATACCAGTAAACAAAAAAGGAAGATATTCTTTCTATAAGAGTGGTGGTGCTTATCATCAAGAGGTTTTCAAAAAAACTGATTGGTCTGATGCCCAATATAATGCAAACCAAAATAAAATAATGCGAAGATACGCCGAAAGATATGGGCGTGATGCAGCAGTTGATAAATTTGGTAAAGAAAGTGTTAAAGATCTTGGTGGAAAATATGGAAGATCTAAACTATCAAACGTTGCAAGAGCGGGTGCTGTTAAATTAGTTGGTAAATCTGGTGCAAAAACAGTATTAAAATTTGTCAGACCTCTTTTAAAAAGACTTCCATTTATTGGAGCACTTATTGATTTTGGAATTTCAGTTGCTCTTGGTGAACCTTTGGGTAGGGCAGCATTCTCTGCAATAGGTGCTGCTCTTTTAGGTACAATTGGTACTGGATTTGGTGGTCCTGTTGGTGCAGTTCTTGGTGGACTTGCTGGAGATTGGGCAGGTGGTAAACTTTATGATATTTTATTTAAAGGTAAAAAAGATCAAGGAAAACAAAAAGTTAAAGGTAAAGCACAAGGCGGTGCGGTTACTCCTACCAGAGGTGGGACTGCTGTTGGTGGATCTGTTGGTAGGACATTAAAAGTAACAAGGAACACACCAAAACCACCCAAATTACAAGCACCTAAATCTGATCCTGGTAAAAATATTGGTGGTGAAAGAGTAATTGATAAGGTATTTCCTAAAGAAAATCCAAATGCAATGGATCAAATTAGTCCTCTTAGATCTTTAAAAACCACATCAAGTATGTTGAAAAGTGGGCAATCTACATTGTTAAGTCAAACTATGGCCGTTGGTGTTGATCTTGCTATGGGTCAAAAACCAACTAAAGCATTTTATTCTAAGTATGGTAAAGCATTTGGTGCTTTCATACAAGAATTAGTTGATACTAATATGGAAGTGACAACCCAAGATACAGCAAGATCTATTCTTGCTATGGCTAGTGGTGGTGTTGTTCCTTCTAATTTACCTTCTAGAGGACCAAACTTCGGAGCAAAAGTTGGTGAAATATTATCAAATACATTTTCTAATTTAGTTGACAAACAATCAGCATCTATTCTTAATGCTTTGAGGGAAGAATCTAATAAGAAACCTATTTCGGGTCCAGATAAAAGTGATCCTACATTAGAAGATGATGAAGATGGTGGTGGTGGCGGTATGACCGAAGGTACATGGGGACCTTTGCTAGATCTTATTGCTGGAAAAGAATCTGGTGGTAATTATGAGGCAATGTATCCAAGCACCAAACTTCCTGGTGCTACCAAAATGACAATTGCTGAAGTTGCCAGAAGAGCAACAGGTGCTGTTGGTAAGTATCAACAACTTCCACAATATCTTGTTAACAGGGCTAGGGCAGCTGGACTGGATCCAAATAAAGATCTCTATAGTCCAGAAAATCAAGAAAAGATTATTATTAATGTTAATATTAAGGGAAGAGGTGGTCAAAAATGGTTGGATAATAAAATAAGTGATGAAGAATTTATGCAAGGATTGTCACAAGAGTTTGCATCTTTACCAAACGCACAAGGTAAATTTTATTATCCTGGACAAAGAAGTTCAATGACTGCTGCAAAAGTAAAAGCTGCTCTTGCTAAAGTTAAGAAAGGTGGATATTCTCAAGCAGAACTAGCATCTGGTAAAGGTGGTGGTACTGATACTGGAAGTTACACGCAACTTTCAAATAACCCAGATGCTAAAAGAGGGTCAAAACTTGCTGGAGAACTTGGTAGATTTTTGGATAAAAAAGGTTTAGGTAATTGGGGATCTGGTGTGCATCAACACCCAGAACACCCTCCATGGCCAAGAGAAAGTGGTCATAGTCCTGGATCTTTACATTATGCATCTAAAGGAGCAAGAGCAATTGATATTGGTGGATATGGAAGAAGTCGTGGTTACTCTGATCAAGAGCAAATTCTTGCAGGGATTGCTCAATTTAATAAGATGAAGGGTGTAAAACCAGTTCAACTACTTAAGGATGGATATCCTGGTCATGATAATCATGTTCACGTTGCTTATAAGCATGGTGGATTGGTAACAAAACCAACACATGCTTTAATTGGTGAAACTGGAAAACCTGAAATGGTATTAGATCCAGATACAACTAAAACAATGAATAAAGAATATCCTGGAATGTTAGCAAAATTAAATGCTGCAAAAAATAAAAAACAAATATCTGATGTTTTAAATTCATACGCTTCTTATGAAAATAATGATAATAATGTTACTTTAGTTTTAGTTCCAATAGAAAAAGTTGTAAATAATACTATAACTAAACAATCTCCACCAGGACCACCAAGATTTGGTAGTACCTTTTCTTCTGATGCATTAAACATCGAAACTTTACTAGCATGAGCACTCCAAATATTGCTGCAAATCCAGCAAACATTTCAATATTTAAAATATACTCTAATATAAATGGTAATTCTTCTGATGTAAAAGGTGGAGTTGTAAATTTATCTTATTATGAAAGCGTACTTGAAAATACTGTTAGAGTTACCGCTACAATCGTAGATACTGGGAACTCTGGTGAAGGATCTAATACATCTAATGTATTACAATTATTACAATTATCTGGTTTTGAAAGAGTTGAACTTGAATTTATTGATAATCAACCAGAAGAAAATAAAATTAGATTTACTGGGGATAAATCTCTTTACATATCGAAGATAAGAAATATATTTTCCCACACACAGAAGACTGCTTTTACTATAGATCTCGTTACAAAAGAGTTTTTAATCAACGAGCAAGAAAGCAGTCTTGTATATAAAAGATACGATGGAGAAATATCTAGTTCGGTCAAGAAAATAGTAAAAGATTATTTAAAAAGCAGTAAAACAGTTTTTACTGATACTACTATTAACAAATATAATTTTATTGGTGATGCAAAAAAACCAATGAGATTATGTACTGAAATGGCAAGATTTTGTATACCAGATGGTGTCCCTAATGCAAAAGGAAAGGTTGCTGGATATTTATTTTTTGAAACATATGATGGATATAATTTTAAGTCGATTGATAAGTTATTTGATTCTAAAAGAGGATATAAATCATACATTTATAATATGAATACTGGTCTTCCTTCTGGATACACTGGGAAGATATTGGAATATTATGCTGATAAAACGATAGATGTTCAAAAAAGAATGGTTGTTGGTGGATATGGAACTAAACTTGAAGGTTTTGATCCTTACACAGACAGATTTGGATATGCATTAGTTGATTCTGAAAAACAACCACAATTAGGTGGAAAAACAATGCCAAAATTGGCATCTGGTTTTAGTGGACCATCTAGAAAATCTATAAGAAGATTGGATGTTGGACAATTGCCAGATGGATCATCAAGTCAAGAACAATTAAAAGGTGCATTTGTTCAAAATTTAGACGCTGGTAATGTCATTGCACAATCTGCAATGAGATATAATCAATTATTTACTTTAGTGATGACAATAACTATTGCTGGTGATATTTCAATCAGAGCTGGAGATTTAATATACTGTGATTTCCCTGGAACTACACCAAAGGATAATCCTCAACCAGATAAGGAAATAAGTGGTATATATATGATATCCGATGTTTGCCATTTTATAGAACCAAAAAGAACATTTACAAAGATGAATCTGGTTCGCGGATCATTTGGAAGAACACCAAAATAAAGGTTTAATCCTATGGATAATATTAACAATCACATAGAACACGATAAAAAATTGCTTGATGATCCAACTATTTCTTCACAAGCAAGAAGACATACACAGGAGGAATTAACCTCTTTAGAAAAATATAAGGAACGTCATCCAGAAGATGACCACGATCCAACTGCTCTAGAACTTTATTGTGATGAAAATCCAGAAGCTCTTGAATGTAGGATTTACGAAAACTGATGGAATTTACTGGATCTCTTTTTGATACTAATGCCCATGTTAATTACTGGGAAGGTATTGTAGTTGATAGAAATGAATGGCCAAGAACAGATAACCCAATAAAAGATGCTAAAGAACTTAATAATTGGGGTTATCGTGTCAAGGTAAGAATACAAGGAATTCATCCTGCAGATAAAAATATATTACCAGATTCTAAATTACCATGGATAGAACTTCCTGGAAGTTTTTTTGGTAGTGGGCATAGAGGAACTGGATTAACACCAGGCGTTACTCAGGGATCAATTGTCTGGGGAATTTGGGCAGTACCTTCACTTAAAAAAACTCCAATCATTCTTGGAGTAAAACAAAATAATGAGCAGACTAATTTAAAGAGGAAGCAAGAGGGTGGATTTGATCCTTTCAGTGGATTTAGTGATACTGATACTGTTCCAGGTTATTCTGTTCCATTAGTTGAAGGAAATCCATTAGAGGGAATTGCTTTTGGTAATTACTGGAACCAGTCTGATGCTGGTAAAATGGAGGAATATACTTTTGGTATAGATTCTCCCAAACCATGTACAACAACTCCTTTGTCAGAAATACAACTTACCATACAATCTTTGATACAAAAAATTGAAAAGGTGCAGAGGCAGTTATCTACATGGAAAAACGCTGCACAAAGTTGGATTTCCGACAAGCAAGCCTATATTAATAACTTAATTGAACAAGCAGCAAAAAAAGTTGCTGAAGGTATTAGGTGGTTAATGGAAACCATCAGAAAATATGTGATGGAATATGTGCAAGATAAGATTAAAAAGTTATACTTTTTAATTAACCCTTCTGATAGAGATAAGGCAAAAACTGCTCAAGATAAAGTAGTTGAATTAATAACATGTCTATTCAATAAGATTATTAATGGTTTATTGGGAATAGTATTGGGTTTATTGAAAAATGCTGTAGGTAAATTTATTAATGTTCCTCAATGTGTTGTTGAAAATATTATGTCTTCACTGTTAGGAAATCTTTTTGGATTTTTAGGTGGAGCAATAGACAATATATTAAGTTCTATATCATCTTTAGTTGGTAGTGCTATTAGTGTTGCTGAGGGTATTCTTGGATTAATCAAATCTATTCTTGGATTTTTCTCATGCGATGATCAGAATGAATGCCCAGAAACAACACAATGGAATTTATGGGATGGTGGAAAACCCGCTACAACTTTTGATTTAGAATCTATATTTAATGAGGCAAAAAATATTGCTTCTAGTGTTCAAAATATTGTAGATCCAGATAATTTTACTTTTGATTTTAGTGGTTTATTCTCTCAACTTTCAAGTGGAGTTAATAGTTGCTTTACTGGACCTGTTTTGTGTGGTCCACCCAGAGTAGAATTTTTTGGTGGTGGTGGAAAAGGTGCTACTGCAAATGCAATAGTGAGTGCTGCTGGTGAGATATTAGGTGTTGATGTTATCACTCCTGGATCTGGATACACTAAAGCACCTTTTGTGAATATTGTTGATGACTGTGGTAAAGGAAAAGGTGCTGTTGTAAAAGCTGTTATTGGAACTCCTGCTGGAGGTTCTGGTGATGGGACTGGTGATGGTGGTGGAACTGGAGGAAATGGTACTGGTACGGGTACTGGAACTGGTACTGGAACTGGAGGAACTGGTGCTGGTACTGGTACTGGAACTGATGGGACGGGAACTGGGGTAGGGGCAACTACCACAACAGATGGAACATTTGGTGTTATTGCTGTAATTGTTGAAGAACCTGGTTTCGATTATATTAGTTCTCCTGATGGAGACTTGGGTGGTGATGGTAGAATATGGGCTACATCGGACCAAACAATAGTTAGAAGAAGTGATGGTACTTATGACGAACCATATAATACTGCTGATGAAATATTATATTTAACTGACGGTGATTTAGTGAGCACCCCAGAAGATAGAAGTGGAATTAATTTATTAACTGGCGGTAGAGGGGGTGTTGGTGATGAAGGTGATTTTGTTATTCGCAAATTTCCTAGTAGTACTATAGGGGAATATCCAGTTTTTCTTTATCTTTGTGGTGTTGATGTAGTTAGGTCTGGTATTAATTATTCACCAACAGATAAAATTATAATTGAACCTAATATTAATGGTGCTATTCTTCAACCTGTTTGGGGTCCTTTTGGGGTATTAGAAAAAGTAAATGTCCTATCTCCTGGAATAGGATTTACAGAGAGACCACAAATATATGTTGAAAGTGATACTGGATATAATGCTCAACTTAATCCAGTATTCTGTGTAAATAGAGTAGGTGATGATACTGTTGGATCTTTACCACCAGATCTTACTCCAGATAAAATAGTAAAAGTTGTAGACTGTGTTGGAATAGTTTAATGGCAAAACCTAAAACAGAAGCAAGAAGATTTGGCACACATGAAGGTGAAATAAAATTTGGTCATGTTGACATGAATGGTTCAATGTCTGGGGTTCAATTAAGAAATGGACCACCAGGACCAGAAGCAGAACATTTTATGCAGTTTTGTTCTACTGGTAAGATGAAAGGTGGAACAATTAATCGTTGCCCAACAGTATATCAAATACATTGTGCTGAAAAATCTGTTGATGGGATAGGATTTATATTAAACGTTGCTGATGGTGACATTGTTTTACGTGCTGCCAACGGAAGAATAAGATTAATAGCAGATAATATTGATCTAAAAGCAAGAGGAAAGAATGGTAAAAATGGTTTTATAAACTTTGATGCCGATGAAAAAGTTGTAATGAGAGCAAAAAATATAGAAGTAAATGGAACATCAGTTGTTAAATTCTTTTCTTCTGGATTGTGTGAAATCGTTGGTAAAAATACTTTAAATTTTTACGGTGGATTAGTTGACTGTGCTGATGGTGCAACAACTGGATTAAATTCTAAACATACTTCTGGCTTAGAACTTCAAGAAATGCTTACCTTATAAAAATATGAAACTACCAGACATAGAAATAGGAAAAAGATTATTCCTCGGTAAAGGTAATCCAACTCAAGTTTTAGGTGTTGGACCAACTGAGGTAAGAGGATCTGGATATTTGGAGGGTCCGACTGTAACTGGAGACCCATCACTATTTAAACCACTACCGCAAGAAATGGCCACTGTTATGTGTGGTCCAACTAAGAACCCAGACGTTGTGAAAGTTGGGACAATACCATTTCTTTCTCTTTTTGTTCAAACTTATGCCAGAATAAAATCGTTTTTAAAAGTTGATTTATTGTTATCAGTGAAATTAATCAAAGCTGATATAATTTATACTAATGTTTTGATGGCAAATACTAAAAATTTTGTAATAGATCATCCATTAAAAGAAGGTAAGAAATTAGTTCATGGATGTCTTGAAGGTCCAGAACATTCGGTATATGTGAGAGGTAGATTAATTGATAAAAACGTGATAGAATTGCCAGATTATTGGGTTGGTTTAGTTGATGAGAGTACAATAACTGTATCATTAACACCAATTTCTGCTGAGCAATCCTTATTTGTTAAAAATATACAAAACAATACTATTACAATTGGTGGATATGATACTGAATTTGGTCCGCTACCAATCAATTGTTTTTATCATGTATTTGCTGAAAGAAAAGATGTAAATAAATTAGAAACTGAGATATAATTATGCCAGGATTTCCATTTAAAAATTATGGTACTTTCACAGGACCAGCAAAAAATTATGTTTTTAATGATAGTGATGCTACTTGGTGGAGTGACATTCCCATTGACACTTCTTTTAAATTAACTGATATTGGAGTTTTATTTTTTAATAACCAGGCGGATTATGCGTATTTTCACCTCTATGGTGTGTCAACAGCGTTAGTTACATTTGAAAAGAATAGTGGAGACTTACCCAATTTACTTGCAAATATTCAAAATACAATATTTAATGGGAATATAATTATCAATGGAACAACAGTAGCGAATGATAATATCGTATGTAATGCTAACGTTGCCTGTAATGGAGTTTTAAATCTATCTGGAGTTGGAAATGCTGCTTCATACATGACAACTACCAGAACAATTGCACAATCTAAAAAATCTTTTGACATTCCTCATCCATCAAAAGATGATCATAGACTTAGGTATGTTTGTTTAGAAGGTCCAGCAGCAGAAGTTTATATTAGAGGTAAATTGGAGAATGAGAATGTTATATCTTTACCAGAATATTGGACCGACTTAATTGATCAGGAAACAATAGGTGTGTCACTAACACCTATTGGGTATCATCAAGAATTGTTTGTAGAAAAAATAGAATGGGGATCTAGAATTATTATTAAAAACAATTCTGGTGGATCTGTAAACTGTTATTATACTGTTACTGCAGAAAGAAAAGATACTCCAAAAAATATTCCAGAATACAAGGGGTTGACACCTAATGATTATCCAGGAGATAATAGTACATATAATGTAAATGGTTTATAGTGAATAAAGTTCATGAATTGTTTCCCTTGGTTGTTTATCAGGGGACTATAGATTGTCATAATGAATTTAAAGAGAAACATATAAATTCATTACGTGATTATTGGTTTAATGGATATCAAAATGAAAGTCCAGAATATTCTGGACGTATATTTGTTCATCATAAAAAAGAATATAAAATGTTTTTTGATGATCTTAAAAAAAATTTAGATCAATATATGGAACATTTGAATGTTGACTATAATAAATTGAGTTATCATATAATTAAAGCGTGGGTTGGGTATCACAAAGATGATGAAACACCATCTATTCAACCACATTATCATAATGAATCTAACATTAGTTTTGTATATTATTTAAAAACTGATGATACCTCAGATAAACTCTGTATTCAACAGCAAACAAATCGTAATGAAGTTGCTGGTGGATTATTTGAAGTTGCCCAACAAAGAAATACTTTGTTGGGATATAACAAATATAATTGCAATTACTACACGATCACACCAACTGAGGGAACGGTTGTAATGTTTCCGAGTGATGTGTATCATTTCACTCAAAAAACAACCGAAAGAAAAGGTGAAAGAATTGTTATTCCTGGCGACATTAGGATAACTTTAAAAGAAGATAATCCAGATTATCATCAAGGATCTACACACCCATCTCAGTGGTTGGAACTTTAACTAAAGTTTCTGGGCAAATTTTTTCATATAACTTTCTTTGTTCAGAAGCCCACATCTCGTTTCTTAACATCCAGTCTATTTCATAATCAAATGAAATATGTTCTTTACCAATGTAACGATCTAAATATGATTTGATTAAAGTTTCTCCAAGAGAAACATCACACCAATCATTATCATGCATTTCTTTTATATGTTCATATAGTTTCATATATTTTTTCATCCAATAACCATTACCATAAGCAAAATAATCAACATAAGAATCTCCTGGTTCACATGGACCTGGATGTACTTTCCATGCTGGAATTACCAAATCTTTGTTTTGTTTTATATTGAAATTTTTTGTAGAAAAATCGCTTCTACATTTAATAACAATATCATAATCCATTGGATTAAAAAGTCTTAGTCCCAAATAAATGCAATACCATTGTCTCAAAATTCTATAAGACCAATCTCTTCCATTTATTTCAAGACCATTTAGTTTAAAATCAAATTCTGGTAATGTTTCTTTTTCTCTAAAAATATAATTTTCTGGTTTATACAAATCTATTAATTTATTAGTGTCAATGTTTATTGTCCCAGAACCCATGTAAAGTTCTGAATATGTGTATGAACTAATAAAAACATCTGTAGAATATTTTTCAATAATATTTTTTTTTGTGTTTGGATAGTGTTCTTCCCAATTTCTCATGTAACCAGTTAAAATCAAAGCAACTTTCATATTAAAAAATAAATAACTTAACAGTACAATATAGTTATGACCACATTATCAACAGTTGGACAAACAGTTGTTTCTGGATTAACTTCAGAATCTTCAAATAGAACGGAAAGTAATTCTACATTTTCTGTTCCATTGGGGATTGCTGGTACTTCTATTAGTCAATATCAATTGCCTGCTAGAGAATTAGATCTTGAAATACTTGAAAATGTTCAACCAATATTAGATCAGATAAATTCTAAAAAATCACAAATAGTTGCTATATGTAATCAGGTAATGTCCTCTTACATTCCAGGAATAGCACCTCCATTGTGTGCAGTTGAACCAGATAAATCAAATTTGGATTCGCCTGTCACATCTGATAAGGGTGAATATCCTGCGGTAATAGGTGGATTTAGTGGTGCTGGAACTCCTAATCCAGGAACACCTCAGATTGCATATGCTAATGTTAGACCAGATAATATAAGAATATTAAGATATCCTAATCTAGAAAATAGAGTTGCTCCTAATGATAATGCTTTAGAAAACTATAAATTTCCTGTATTGACATCTCAGAATGCTGGACAAGGAAAGATAGATTCTTTTTTCAAAAATTCAAAGTATAATGATGGCGTTCTTACTTATTACGTCACTAGTGATTCTGGTAATTGGAGTAGTGAAGATTGGAACAGTAATAGTAATGTAATAGGTCAATATGTAAAAGTTACTGGACCAGGAATTGGTACTGTTGGTGTTCCTGGTGCCTATGATCATCCATCCAAAACATTTACGCCAGAACCAGAGTATTCTGCTATAGTATCTGGTTTAACTGGTATTACTACTGGAACATTTAATGGCACTAGCGTTAATTTTAATCCAACAACATTAAAAATGGAATCGACTGGGATATTTCCACTGTTTATTTCTACTCCTGGAACTCTTGTAATTGCTGCTGGTGCTAACGCTACAACAATAATCAACAATATTAGTACTTTAGAGTCTGAAATTGAAGCATTACGAGTTGGAATTAGTACATGGTTTAGTGAAGTAAATAGTTTAAAAGAAAGAAGGCATGGGCAACAATTAAGAGTATGGAGTTATAAGAGAGTACAAACTAGAAATAGTAGTGAAAATGTTAATATTGGATTGGGTGTTTCATCAGTTGAAAGAGTTGATCCTAGGTTGCCAACAACAATTTACAAATTTGATAGTGAAGATTATAGATTTGATGATACAAGTATAAAATTCGATGCTAATTGATAATAAATAATAAGAAAATTATTTTATAATAATGGCAAAATCACTTATTAGCATTGGATCGACATCTAATGATGGAACTGGAGATACACTAAGAGCAGGGGCGGAAAAAATCAATGCCAATTTTGATGAAATCTACAGTACATTTGGAAATGGAACAACTTTAAGTACGACAGTTGCAAACGCATCATCTTCTTCTTATGCGTCTGTTGCTGGAATTGCAACTATTGCACAGGGATTGAGTGGTGTTCCTAATATTACCGCTGGTATTGTAACTACGTCTGGTAATTTGAATGTAGTTGGAATTATCACTTCATCTGGGGCAACAATTTATAACACAACTACTTTGAGTAATGTAGTTATTAGTGGTGTAAATACTCACAGTGGTGTTTCTAATTTTACCACTACTGTTAATTTTAGTGGAACTGCTAATAGTATTAATCAATCAGCAGGAACTGCTGCTATTAATAGATTGGTTGTATCTGGTGTTACTACCTCTGGTGTTGGTAATACTGCAACACTTGGTACTAACAGCACTATGCAATTCTTCCTTCAAAATGATACAACCCTTAGGGTTGCAGTCAGAGGTAGTGATGGTGTAACTAGATATGGAACAATCGCACTAGCATAAAGACTTGACAGACGGTTTTTGACCATGTATAATGATGAGGTAAACAAAGGTGATGCCATGATTGATTATGAAGATGAGTATCTCACACGTTGTGTCGTGGATCCCAGCACTCGTACTTTTTTCATTTACTCCAATTTAGGTACTGAAAAAGTAATTGATTGTGCTAATAGTAATGAATTCCTGAATGTTCTCAGTTTTGTTCGGAGTATTCTTGGATCAGATACTTTAGTTTACGCCGATCCCCTTGTGAAAGGGTGATCTTTGCGGGCATGGTGTAGCGGTAACATACCATCCTTCCAAGTTGTAGTCACGGGTTCGATCCCCGTTGCCCGCTTACCAAAATTGGACTTTAATTCCATTTTTGGTCGAAAAAATTTCCCGCCAAAAATTTGCTAAAAACCCTTTTTATGAATCCTTATCAAATTTCGTATAAAAAACTGAAAGAGGAAACTATTAAAACTACACCTGAAAATGTGAAAGAAGCAAATGAGGGATTATTTAATTGTACAATGACACTTCCCACTGCTGCTAAGCATTGTGGAATGTCCCAAAAAGAAATGAAATTGACATTTTACGAATATCTTAAATATAATCCAAAAACATATGTGGGGGAATAACTAAAGGGATTGAGGATAACTCTCCGCCCCCACCTATATAAAAAAAGAGATTCTTATGGCGTATAGAATCGATACCACTTATTGTTGGTATACTATTGAGGGTCAGGATACTATTGTTAAAATGTATTTTATCAATGGAGTTCCTTTTACATTTGATGAACTCCCATCAATTGCAATTAATGATCCAGAGATACTTTCTATAGCCGATAAAAACACTTCTTTTCAACCAGAAGATTTGTATAGAACATCTTTTTATTTGATAGATGAGCAAGTGCATCCTTTTTTATTTCCAGTAGATCTAGAAAACCCAGAGGAATTACCAGATGATTGAAGAATTTTGTAGATACTTTGAAGGTTATTTTAATAACCAAAAACAAGCATTTGCAAATCCAAGTGAATTTGCTCTTATAGAGATTGAACATCATCAAATTTCTAGTAATAAATTTAAAGCATCTCAAAAATATAATACTGATCCAAATCCATATAGAAAAACAATTATTGAAGTAATTGAAAAAAAAGATCATCTTCTTTTAAAAAATTATAAAGATAATGAAGAAATGAATTATCTTTCTGGTTGTGATGTTATCATGAAATATAAAGATGGTAAGTTTTTTGGTAAAAATTCCTGTAAAGAATGTATTGTACCTTGGGGAGACAAGACTACATATTTAATGACTGAAAGTATTCTTGGTGAAAACCTCTATGAAGTCATTGATCAAGGATTTAATGTAGAAAGTGATGGGCAAATCTGGGGATCTTTTAATGGATTTTTTAGATTTGATAAAATTAAATCGCTTAAAACTGGGGAGTAATCCTCTATTTTCGCCTTCGTAGCTCAGTTGGATAGAGCAGGGCTTTTGTAAAGCTCAGGTCGCAAGTTCAAGTCTTGTCGGGGGCTTTGAGTTTATAACTCTAATAATGAAAAACGAAGTAAATTTTAAATATATTGATGTATTTGATAATAAAGATGTAACTTATGATTTGGAAAAATATCCAATGAATAAGATTATTCTTAGAGAAGTACAAAAATATTATCCAGATGTTCAAGATTTAAGTCTTCTTCATGAGCATGTTGAAGGGGGAAAAGTATCTGATTTGATGTCTAAAGTTAGTAAAGATCTAACTAAGACTGAATTTTATGAATATTTTGATGATATCGTTAAGCAATATGTGGTATCTCAAATTGATCGTGATGTTTTAATTCAGAAGTTTGGTAACGTTAGGGCAGTTATCCCAAATCAAGATAAAATTGGTGCTCTTCTTCATTTTCACCAAGGAAGATGGGTTGGTAACGGTCTTGGATTGAGAACTGTCTGGATGGCATTTACTGATTGTTATGAAAGCAATAGTTTACAAATTCTTCCCTTAGAGGAGAGTAGAAGAATTACAATCGATGCTGTTAAAGATAATTGGTCGTATGAAAAACTCCAGGAAGAGTGTACAAAATACGCATTTCCAGTAACAATTAAACCAGGACAATTCCATCTGTTCACTCAAGAGCATATTCATGGTAATTTTCCCAATCTTACTAATAAAACTAGAATTAGTATTGATGTAAGAATTTTGTTGAAAGATGGTCAACCTCATCGTAAATGGCCTGGTGCATATTTCAGGAGACTTGGGGATCTTGATATTAATTCAACACCAGTAGAAATTAAACCTGGAGAATCTACAGCAACTTATGCTGAGTATGAAGGATTTAAAACAAAAGGAATTGATCTCCATTTCCAAACTCTTACCGTAAGAAACTATTGTTCTAGAATGGGATATGTATTCCCTTATCAACATGCTGATAATGAAGGGACGCATCATGCACATTTAGAGCATTTGATTGAACATGGAAATATTGATCATCTATTCTTGTTTAGTATTTTTTCACTACCAGATGATCCTCAAAGAAGAAAATATTTGATGGACTTGGCATTAAAAAATAATTGTAAACTTCATTTTGCAAATGAAGAGTTTGTACTTGACAATGAGAAAATGTTGAGTAAAATAGAGTACTTAAGATCATTTACGAATGATTGGACAAATCCTGTTGATCAAGTTTTATGAAAATTAATTTGTGGTATTGTAATGATATGAAACAATGGCGTTGGACATTATGTGATGATTCTCGTCCAATTTTAAAACAAGAATCTGGACAAAGACCAGATCTTAGAGATGCTATGAATGATGTTGCTAATACTGTTGAATACATACTTGACAATAAGGTAAAAACTGTTATAATTTAAATGCGATACTAATTCGCGCAGTGACCCAAAAAGTGTGACTTCAAAACCCTCTTTTAGAGGGTTTTGTTGTATGGAAATCATGGTTTTTTATCCGAATAAATAAAACATAGTAGAAACCTAAGAGTAATAAAATGGGTCTTAGCCGCTTAGATAATTTCCTGAAAAATAGTAGAGGAAATACCCTTTATGTTGATCCATCGAGTATAGATGCTACTGATAGTATCGAAAATCAAGGCAATTCTCTTGCCCGTCCTTTTAAATCAATCCAAAGAGCACTGATAGAAGCCGCAAGATTTTCCTATCAAAGAGGATTTGATAATGATAGATTTGGTAGGACGACTATTATAGTTTATCCAGGTGATCATATTATTGATAATAGACCTGGATGGATACCCATACATGAAGCGCCTGTTAGTGGCAGTAATTGGAGGCAAAGAAGTGGGGCATTATCTAATAATTTTACTGCTTTTAATTTAGATTCAAATTTTGATGTATTTGATGATGAAAATGATTTATATAAGTTCAATAGTGTTTATGGTGGAGTAATTATTCCTCGTGGAACTTCTTTAGTTGGACTAGATCTTAGAAAAACAAAAATAAGACCTAGATTTGTTCCAGATCCAACAAATGATAACATTTCTTCAACAGCAATTTTTAGAGTAACTGGATCTTGTTATTTTTATCAATTTACTCTTTTTGATGCTGATCCAGCGGGAACGGTTTATAATTCATATAATACTACAAAATTTGTTCCAAACTATTCTCACCATAAAGTTACTGCTTTTGAATATGCTGATGGTGCAAATCCAGTAAAATTTAATGATACATTTTTAACATATTCTACTGATAGAACGGACTTAGATTTATATTATCAGAAAATTGGATTGGCATATGGTCCATCTAGTGGTAGAGATATTCAAAATGATTATCCAAGCACTCTCATTGATGTACAAGCAAAGGTTGATGAATTTAGAATTGTTGGATCTAAAGGACAGGATGTTGGAATTACTAGCATTAAATCTGGTAATGGTGTTACTGCTACTACGACTATTACCGTAGATCTTGAAGAGGTAATTCCAGGAATAGACGTAGATACTCCCATTAGAATTGAAGGAGTTCCAGTTTCTGGATATAATGGACAATATGTAATATCTACTGTTGAATCTCCCACTAGAATTACATATAAAACTTCTGTTGCTCCTGTAAATCCTCTTCCAACTATTGTTAGTGGATCCCCAACTCTTAATATTGTAGTAGATACAGTTACTTCATCATCACCTTATATCTTTAACTGTTCACTAAGATCAGTTTTTGGTATGTGTGGATTACATGCTGATGGAAGCAAAGCAGATGGATTTAAATCCATGGTTGTTGCTCAATTTACTGGTATTGGATTGCAGAAAGATGACAATGCCTTTGTGAAGTATAATTCTTCTACGGGTGTTTATGAAGATAGTACTGCTGTAACTAATATTCATACTAATTCATCTGCTTTATACAAACCAACATACGAAAGTTTTCATATTAAAGCATCTAATGATGCTTTCTTACAGTTAGTATCAATTTTTGCTATTGGTTATGCTAATCACTTCTTAGTAGAAAGTGGTGGTGATCATTCTATTACTAATTCAAACTCTAACTTTGGTGCAAAAGCATTAGTTGCTAGAGGATTTAAGAGAGAATCATTCCCAAGAGATGATACTGGATTTATAACTCATATTATCCCACCAAAAGAAATTGAAAATTCCGATGTAACAATTGAATTTGATGCTATTGATGTTGGAAGGACAGTTGGAATTGCTTCTACGTCTAGATTATATCTTTATAATAGAACTAATCCTAATGATCCCCCAAACCATATTTTAGAGGGATATAGAATAGGTGCTAAAAAAGGTGATAGTCTTCATGTATTAATTAATGATGGTAACGGGACTACTCAATCCTTATCTGCTAGAATAGTAATGCCAAATACCCAAAACACGGGTATTTATGAATCAACTTATAGGAAAATAGTTCATGTCGGTAGAACTAATGCTGGTATTAATAGTATTGCTGCAGATACATTAACTTTTACCACACCTCACAAATTCATAAATGGTGAAACGATTAGAATTTTTAGTAGTACTGGTGAACTTCCAGATGGATTGAATCACAATCAAGTTTATTATGCAATTACTAGTGGAGTTAATGCCGATCAAATTCAAATAGCACAAACTTTTAATGATACTGTTACTGCTGATGCTATTTCTATTAATAATAAAGGTGGAATACTATTAGTAGAGAGTAGAGTATCAGATAAAGTTTCTGGTGATCCTGGACACCCAATTCAATTTGATACTAATGTTGGTCAATGGTATTTGACTGTAAGTGGGATATCAACCTTTAATAATTTAACACCAGCAATCGTTGGATTGGGAACTACATCACTGGGGAATGCTACATCTAGATCATTTATAAAAAGAAAACCAGATACTAGATCTTTAAGTGATAAAATTTATAAAGCTAGATATGTTATTCCAAGAGATGCTGTAGTTGTTGCAAGACCACCTCAAGAAGGATTTGTAATTCAAGAATCTAATGATACTATTGGTGGAACATCTGCGGAAATTTTGAAGTATAATAGTGTAGATTCTGTATCTTTATCCAATAGTTCTGAATTAAGAAACTATAGATTAATATCTAATGCTATTTGGGATAGTTTAGTAGGTATTGCGACTTATACCACAGAAGTTCCCCATGAATTATCTGTTGGATCTTTAGTTGAAATTAAAAATATTAAAACCACGACAAACACTGCTGGAATTGGTAACAGTGGGTTTAATGGATATTATGAGGTAACTTCTAAACCAACCAGACGATCTTTTACAGTAGGATTAACTACTAATCCTGGAACTTTTATTAGCAATACCTCTTTAAGAAATCAAAATTTACCTTATTATCGTAGAGCAAGATTTAATAATACTTTTGTAGTCTATAAGACTAAAGAAATTCAAGAATATGTTCCAAATGATAAAGATGGAATTTATCATTTAACCCTTCTAAGTGTTTCTAATTCACCTAATGTTGTACCTTTTGATGGATTAAAATTTTCTCAACCAATCAAAAATCTTTACCCACAATTAGATAGAGATAACTCAGATTCTGATCCACCAAAAGCAACTTCGTTTGCTCTACCAAATCCTATTGGATTAGTTGAAATTAACAACCCAGAATATAGCATTACTAGAGAAACACTAGTAAATCAGTTACATGATTTTGCTGTTGGATTTGGATTAACCGATATTAGATCTTCGTCTGGTGTAGCGCATACTCTGTATACAAAATTAGATCATGGACTAAACAGAATTACCACTGTTGGTATTGTTAGTACTGGTGTAAATTATGGTACTGGATCTGGAACAGACCAAACTTTATATAATGCTCGTTTAGTTGGATTCGCTGGATCAACTACTGGAAAATTTGCTACCGCTAATGTAAAGATTAATGCTACTGGTAGAATTACTGCTGTTAATATTGTTGATGGTGGTAGTGCATATGGAATTGGCAATACTTTAGCCGTTGTTGGTATTGCAACAACTACTGGGCATATTGTTGGTGTTGTATCTGTAACTGGAATATACAATAATATTGGAGATTGTATTGCCATAGAAGGTGTACAAGGGGATACATTTAAAACTTATAATAATCTGTATAGAATTACAAGTATAAATGTAGGGCAAGAAAAACAAATACAGGTTTCTTCATCATCAACAGTTACTGCTGATTATGAATTTGTTGGATCATTCCCGATAACTGGTGTTAATACTAATGGATTAATTAATGTTAATAGTGATGCTTTGCTTTATACTGCTGCATATGTTTCTGGTAAAACTTTAGGAATTTCATCGATAACATATACCAAAACAACTGGTATTGCTAGTGTTACTTTTTCTGAACCTCATGGTTATTATGTTGACAATAAAATAAGAATTAGTGGATTTAATGAAGGATTTTATAATGATGATTTTATTGTAAAGAAAATTCATAGTGTAACGTCTATAGATGTTTTTGTTGGTGTATCTACTATTTCTTTAGGAACGACTTCAACTTCTGGTGCTTATGCTTTTAAACCAGGATTTGGTGCTCAAGGTGGATTTTTATCGGATAATAATGAAAGAACATCTGGAAGAATAACTCCATATTATGCTGGCATTACAACTACTTTATCTGTAGCATTAACTAACCCAAGCACAAATGTCCTTACTGTTGGCAATGCTTTAAGACTTAATCTACAAGTTGGAGATTATTTGATAGTTAATAATGAAATTATGAGGGTGTCCTCTACTGTTACATCTTCAACACAAATTAATGTTTTCCGTGGTTTATTTGGTAGTTCTAAAGAAAGTCACTCTGTAAATTCTGTTATAAGAAGAATTAAATTCTTACCAATTGAATTTAGAAGAAATTCAATTCTTCGTGCATCTGGACATACATTTGAATACCTTGGATTTGGTCCTGGTAACTATTCCACAGCGTTACCAGAAAGACAGGATAGAAAATTCACCGATACTGAAAGAATACTTTCTCAGGCAGTTAGTGATGACGGTGGTGCTCCAATCTACACAGGAATGGATGATCGTGGTAATAATTATACTGTTAATGCCGTTACTAATTCGTCAACAGGTCAAGAACTTCTAGTAAATACTCCAATTCCTTCTGTAAGAGGTGAAGATCTAACTTCTGATACAACTTCTATTGGATTTGATGTTCAATCTACTTCAGAATTGACGATTGAAAGATCTTTAAAGGTTGAAGGTGGAACTTCTGGGACAATAATTTCCGAATTTAATGGACCTGTTATATTCAATAATAAATTATCGTCTAATTCTGATGAAGGAATTGAGGCAAACTCTTTATTCCTTCAGGGTGATGCTACTATTTCTAGAAGATATACTGTGGGTGTATCTCAACCATCTCTTGCAGGTATCCCAGGAGATATTGTATTCTATTCTGATCCACATCCAGGTGGCACCATTGGATGGGTATATACTGTAGAAAATGATTGGAAAGAATTTGCACCAATTAAGAATAATAATGGTCATTTTGTAGGTATCTTTAGTGGAACATTTATTGGTGATGGATCTAATCTTAGTAGTGTTTCTGATATTTGGGTATTTGATGGGGTTGGTATTTCAACCACTGCAAATGTTGGTATTGAAACTACCTCAGCAAAACCAGGATATTCTTTATATGCTTCTGGTCCAGTATTATTTGAAAATAACGTAGAGTTTAGATCGCAATCACTTCTCTGGAATATCACTAATGGTTTCTTAGTTAATACTGGTATTACCACATTTAATCAACAATTAAATGCTAATACATTCAGAACAGTAGGTGTTGCTACGTTCCAAAATGATGTTATTGTAACTACAAACCCAGCGACAACTGGTGATACCGCAGGAAATTATTTAAAATTTGTACAAACTGATACTAATATAAACGCTTCTTATTTCTACGGTGGTATTCTTTGGGATGGTAATGATTCTGGGAATAATGGGACCAGGGGATATATTAGAGGTGAATCTGAGGGAACATCTGGACAATTTGCTATAACTTTTGCCACGCAAGGATCTGGTGCAAGTAATCCTCAAGAGAGATTAAGACTTGATAGTGCTGGTGATGTAAATGTTATTAATAACTTAAACGTTGGTGTTAATATTGTTGCTGCAGGTGAAATAACCGCTAATTCTGATGAAAGAATAAAAACCAATATTAAGACAATTGACAATGCACTCGACAAAGTTCTACAACTTCGTGGAGTTGAGTATGATCGTACAGATATTGACAAGCATCAAATTGGTGTTATTGCACAAGAAGTTGAAAAAGTCTTCCCAGATCTAGTCCTAGATGGTGAGAAAAAGTCTGTTGCTTATGGTAACATGGTGGCAGTTCTTATTGAGGCAATCAAAGAGCAACAAAAGCAAATTGATGCTCAATCCAAGCAAATTGAAGAACTGATCAAAAGACTTGACGGTTAATTGACCAGTTGATAAACTGTCACAAGGGGTCCCCCAGGACCCCTTCTTTTTGCTGTATAATAATTCTATCGTCAATGAGTTCCATGTTCCAACTTCGCCCCCATCAGAAATCTGCTCTTGAGGCGATGCTGCTTCATGCCAAAGGAATTGTCGTTGCTCCGACTGGTGCAGGCAAGAGTATCATTGCTATCTATGATACCATCCGTCAGTTTGCTCTAGGCAATCAGACTGTGGTAGTCGTTGCTCCTAGGTTGCTGCTTGCTCAGCAGTTGTGCTCTGAGTTTATGGAGCACATCACTGACGCCTCTGTGATGCATGTTCACTCTGCTAAGGATTGTCATTACTTTGCTACAACTAAACCTTCTGAGATTGGTGACTGGTGTGAAAATACTCAGGGTAACAAACTGATCTTCACTACCTATAACTCTCTTCAGCGTGTCGTTGATGCAGGTATTCATGTTAATGCTATCTATTTTGACGAAGCACACAATTCTGTTAAAAAGTCATTTTTTGATGGCACACGCATTCTATCTAAGTATGCTGATCGTTGCTATTTCTTTACTGCAACTCCGAAGTATTCTGCTACTCCGAAGAAACCAGGAATGAATGATCAGGAAGTATATGGTAAGATCATTTTCAATGTTCCTGCCCCTGAACTGATTGCTAACGGTTCTATTCTCCCTCCTAAGATTAATGCTATGAACATTGGTTTTGTCCGTGATAAGGATCAGAACCCTGCTGAAAGGGATTGTATGACCCTTCTGGACACGATCCTCAATGAGGATCATATGGACAAAGTTCTTGTCGCTGCACCCAACACTCAGGTTTTGATCCGTATGATTGCTGAGACTGACTTTATGACAGAAGTTCAGTCTTATGGATATGATGTTCTCTGGATTACCGCTAAGTATGGTGCGTTCATCAACAACACTAAAATCAGTCGTGAAGAGTTCTTTAACAAAATTTCTGATTTTGGCAAAGATCCCAACAAAAAGTTCATTGTCCTTCATTACTCCATCCTTAGCGAAGGTATTTCTGTGCCTGGTCTTACTTCTCTTGTTATGATGCGTCAGATGAATGTGATTGAAATGTGTCAGTCTATTGGTCGTGTCATCCGTCTCCATCTGGATGATATTAAAGGCATTCAGAATGGACAAATCAAAGCAGGTGATCTGGATGCCTATACCAAGTCTTTTGGTTTGATCCATGTCCCTGTTTACAGCAACACTGGCATCTCTACTGTGCGTCGCCTGCAATCTGTGGTTGACACCGTGTTTGTTGAAGGTCAACCTGCTATCTCGGTAATCAAAAAATGAGATATGAGTTTATAAAGCAGGGTTTCCTGGAATGTGTTGGATTGACCTGGGAAGACATTGATCTACAGATACAAAATGAAGTTCAAAGGAGAAAATGTAGAGTTATTGGTGAGAGTTATGAAGATGTGACATATCTTCTTTTAGATAATCAAAGATTTCAACCCAATATTACAAAAGTTCATCGAGAGATGATTGAAAAATATAATCTCAATGTTTTACACATATATGCATCGAAAAATTATAAAGGGAAAACCTTTGGTAGGCACTGCGATAATCAGAATGTTTTGATAGTTCAATCTATTGGTAAAATGGAATATAAATTTGATGATGATCAAATTATTTGTTTGCAACCTGGAGATGGTTTGTATATTCCTAAAGGTATGTATCATGACCCTATATCAAGTGAACCTAGGGTCACATTAAGTTTTTCTTGGAGTTAATTATGATTGAAGGATTTGTCACTAAAGATGGGTATGCTGCTGTTCCTTTCGGAAAACAACTTATGGTTATTTACGATGGACAGCAGTTGAAAGTATGTAGAACTGAAAGTTCTGCTCGTAAATTCATTAAACAACACTCATCTCAACCAAAATCAGGCACTGTTTTCGTTAAATGATTATGAAGAAAGAAAAGACCAAGTTTATCTGTGTTTCTCCCCTTACAAACAAAGCAAAAATTCATTTTCATCTTGACATGGATAATCTTCATTCTTGTCGCGTAAAAGATGAAAAAGATGGTAGAATGTATCTTGAATCTTTGAATAAAAAACATTATTTTTGGATGGATAAGAAAAATGATTCAAATTGGAGGATTGAAAAATGAAAATTAGAGCTACCCCAGACACATTAGTTACAATTACCGTAGATAAAGAAGGATTGGAAACTATGATTAATGCTGCATCTGCAGCGATTACATCTATTAATGAATGGAATATGGGTGATGAGTATGATACTGATGTAACCCCATATCATGAACTTTTAGAAGCACTTAGGGAAAAATATAAAAATGTTTATGGAGAACTTTCATAAAAACTTTTTTATCCACAATGATGAAGTATTAATTTATTTCTGTGCTTTGGTGGATACTCTTCAAAAAGCATCAAAAAAATATCGTGATGTAACTAATCATTGTTTGTCTCCTAATTGCTTTGCCTCAAATAATCTTATAGAATTACTCAAAGATTATTTGTTTGTAGACAATATCAACTTGATTTTGGAAGAATGTCAAAATCACCTTCCAGATCAAGTTGATTATTTCTATATGCATATGATAGACTATAAAAATGGTGGTGATATGCTTATCCATAAACATGATCATAATGAAGACTATTCTTTCATTTTATATCTTAACGATTGTGATGATGGGCATACTATTTTATACCTAGATAGACCTATTAGAATTAAACCAGAACGGGGAAAAATATTAATTTTTTCTTCAGATGTTTATCATTCGGCAACATTTTCAAAGAATAAAAAGATATTAGTCGGGGGTTTAAAAATAAAATGAAAAGAAAGTATCCCCCAGACAATAGAAAATATACTACGATGAGTTATTTTGGTAAAACATTGTATCATGCATATAATGTTTTGTCCGAAGAAGATAGGATTGGATTGTTGGAAGAAATAAATGATGAAATAGATAAAAATTCATCTGGAGAGTACAATATTGTTGAGGCAACTAGCACTTTATCAACAAGGAAAATTAAAAATCACAAATGCTGGTTTAATTTTTTCCGAATGGTTAAAGAGCATCTAGTACAATACTCTAAGATAACTAATAACCCAAATGTACAGACTTTAAAAGTTGCTGAATATTGGGCTAAAAGAATGAAAGATAATATCAGTGATGAAGATTATCATAATGAAATGTACATATATTATGGTAATCTTCATTCACATAATAATCTTGATCTTGGATTAATATATTATCTACAAAATCCATCTAGAATTTATGGAACTATTATAGAAGAAGATGGGGTTGAATTTATAGTTCCTGGAGATCAAAATTCTTTGATTATTCATCATCCAGATATTAATCATGAGGCAGTTCTTCCACACCCATCATTTCTTAAAGATACTTGTAGGTGTGTTTTAATTGTTGATTTTAAATATCCCAAGAATATCTAAATAAATTTAATTACGAGAATTTTTATGGGTGATACTGATAAGTGGAACAGAGGATTAGATTTGTTTATTGAAAGTGTTCATAAACCAGACCATGAACTTAGGCAATGTGCCCACAATCAAAAGTGTTATAATGAACTCATGGCAGTTCGTGAGAATGTGCTAGAATATTTAAAAACTCTGAGACGGTAAATATGAAAAATTATTTTGAATCATTTACTATTCCATATTGGCAATCTAAAATAACTAATTGGGAAGAAAAGAAAAAATCTTTATTATCATTATATTATAATAACAAACACAATATGCATGGAGGCGAAGAACAATATACTGATTACAATCATAAAAACAATTATCAATCTCAGGTTCAAGCAATTTTATTAGATGATCTTTATTCGGCACGTAAAGCATTGAATTTAGAACAACACCCACTTAGAGTGACTACGGCATGGTTTCAATTGTATGAACAATATCATCATCACCCTATTCACAATCATGGTGTGAATGGATTCAGTTCAGTTTGTTATATAGAGTATGATAAAAATGAACATGAACCAACAAGGTTTGTGTGTCCTTTTAATAGTTACATTAATAATGATATGATTGAATTTATTCCAAGTGATATTGAAGAAGGATCTATAGTATTTTTCCCTAGTAATGTTCCACATTATGTTGCTCCCAATAAGTCTTTAAAACCTAGATTAATTCTATCATTCAACATATCATATTAAAATGTATCAAGAACAATACTTATTTTACTTGCTTATATTTTCATTTGTTGCATATTTAATTGTAACAGATGAAAGTGTTGCAAGATTTTTTTTATTATATCTTAAAATAATAAGAGTTAATATAGAAAGACTTTTTTGGATGATTAGATTTCATCCACTGGTAACAACAAATAAAATTACCCAGTGGTTTATGATGCGTAAATATATGAAGGAGGTCGAAAAAATGCAAAAAGATTTATTTAAAAATGATTAGAATACCTCACGAAGTTCAATTACACATAACACATTCTTGCAATCTAACTTGTGAAGGGTGTACGCATTATAGTAATCATGGTCATTCTGGAATGCTTTCTTTAGAGGAAGGTTCTAAATGGATGGATCTTTGGAATAAAAGAATAATTCCAGAAAGATTTACTATTCTTGGTGGAGAACCAGCTTTAAATAAAGATCTTACTAAGTTTATATACCTTGCTAAAGAAAAATGGCCTAATTCCTATTTGGAATTAATTTCTAATGGATTTCATTTGCATCGTCATCCAGATTTACCTAAAGCATTGATTGATACTCAAACCGTTATAGGTATATCCGTTCACACTAGAGAACATCCAGAGTATATTGAAAAATTCAAACCTGTTTATAAATTAGCTAAAAAATGGTTATTGATGGGTGTTAAAGTTGAAATGAGGCATTCTTCACTAGATTGGTTGAGGCAGTATCAGGGATATGGCGATAAAATGTTACCATATGAAGATAATAATCCAGAGTCTAGTTGGAAGAATTGTGTTTCTAGGGCATGTATTCAATTACATGAAGGTAAAATTTGGAAATGTCCTGCTCTAGCATATTTACCAATGCAAGCAGAGAAGTTTAATCTTTCCGAAAAGTGGGATCCATATCTAAAATATAAACCTTTATTACCAGAGTGTTCTGATGAAGAATTAATAGAGTTTTTTAATCGCAAATCGGAAAGTTACTGTAGTATGTGTCCAGCAGAAAAGGAACATTTTAAACCATCTGCTGATCCTTTATTACCCGTTAGTTATTGGAAAAAACAATACGATACTTGATAAATAGGTCGTAAAATATTATAATCATTGAATATAGGATTTTAAAAAATGGCGAAAAAAAAGCAAAAGAGAATATATCCACCAGATCCAAGAACTATTACTACAATGAATTACTTTGGTAGAACATTGTATCATGCGTATAATGTTCTTTCCGAAGAAGATGTTAAAGGATTAATTGAAGAGATAAATGATGAATTAACTATTAATCCAGATAATAAAGATGGATATATAGAAGCCACTAACGGATTAGCTAAAAGAAAAATAAAAAATAAACAATGTTGGTATAATTTTTTTAAAATGGTTAAATCACATTTAAACAATTATGCTGAAATTACAAATAATCCTAGTATAAAAACATTAAAAGTAGCTTCTTATTGGGCAAAAAGAATGTATAAAGATGTGACAGATGATCAATATGAAGAGCAAATGTATATTAATTACGGTAATTTACATGCTCATACTAATTTAGACTTGGGTATAATTTATTATTTACAAAATCCATCAAGAATATATGGAACACTAATTGAAGATAAGGGCAGAGAATTTATTGTTCCAGGAGATGAAAATTCTATGATTATTCATCATTCTGATATGAATCACGCTGCAGTCTTGCCACCACCTGTTATTACAAAAGATTCTCCTAGAGTTACAATAATTGTAGATTTTAAATATGCACATAAATTTTAAAAAATGATAGATAAAAAAAAATTAGAAACTATTATTACTAAAATTAATAATAGATGTAATCCATACGAATATGAAAGTTTTGATGATTTATTGGATGAAATTGAAGAAACCTCTACTGGGCGGGCAACATTTTTTACTGAACAAGAAGTTGAATGGGTTCAATCTAATCCAAAGATAGAACTGAACATATTAAAAATGTGTCAAAAAATTTGGGATTATAAACTCAAAACAGTAAATACTGATAGTGCAACACTTTCTTCTATATTACATTCTTTAGATTTAGTTTGTAATAATAAACAGTTTCCTCCTGCTAAAAATATTGAATTTTTAGCAAGTGAAAAATCAGTCTTAATTAGAGAAACTATAGAAGAAACTTTATTGATGTTAGATTTAAGTATTATACCTTATAGATGATGAATAAAATAGTTTTCTATAAAAAATTAAGATCTATAATACAAAAAATTATTCATAGATGTAATCCCTCAGACTATGATACTTTTGAGGATTTGTTACTTGATATTAATGGTAGTGTTTTTGATGAAGATCATGGATCTACTTTTTTGACTGATGATGAAATTAATTGGATAAATTCTGATATTGAAATAAAGGAAAATATAATTGAATTGTGTTTAATTCACGCTCAAGAAAATAAAAATAATATTGATGGGACAATAGAATCATTATTAACGGAATTGGATTTGATATATCAACCAGAAGCAAAAATTTTAAATATATCATTTGATTTTAAAAATCTTTCATACTTAAAAGAGCACACTATGGAATTATCTGATTTAATTGAATCACAATTATTAATGAACGATTTAAGTGTATTACCTTATAAAAAATAAGGACACTTTATAAAGTGTCCACTTTATATTGCAGAAAGTTCAAATCTTTGATATTATAATCTCATAACAATTTTTTACCATGTTTCGTTATCAATTCCCACAAATTAATAGTATTGATGATGTAATTCCTTATATTGAAGGTAGGAATGAATATAAGGTATCAGTTAAAGATTGGTATACTGTCATTAACTATATGGTTGCCTTTGAAGATACATTTCAATGGGACAGTGGTGATCCAGTAGGATCTTCTATTCGTAGGGAATGTAGGGGGATGATCTTTAATTCTGAAACTGGAAAGATTATCTCTCACCCATACCATAAGTTTTTTAATGTTGGTGAAAAGGAAGAAACTCAAATTAATAAAATTAATCTATATGAACCTCATGTAGTTTTAGAAAAACTTGATGGGTCTATGATCCGTCCAATTCCAACACCAGAAGGGTTTAGGTTAGGTACTAAAGCAGGTATCACTGATGTTGCTATGAGTGCTGAGGTTTTTATTGCTGATAAACCACAGTATTTTGATTTTATTCATTCAATGTTTGATGGTGGAATGACACCTATTTTTGAATGGTGCTCTCGTAAGAATAGAATTGTTATTGATTATCCAGAAGATCAACTTATTCTTACTGCAATACGCAATACTGTGATGGGTGTATATTTGACATATGAAAATATGGTAGAATTGTCTGAACACTGGAATATCCCAGTGGTAAAGGCAGTTGATGGTCTTGCTGTTCAAGACATTAATCTTTTTGTAAAGCAAGTTAGGGAGTGGGATGATGGTGAAGGGATCGTTCTCAGATTTAATGATGGTCACATGGTCAAAGTTAAAGCGGATGACTATGTTGTTCGGCACAGATCAAAAGAGGCTATTAGTCAAGAGAAGAATGTTATTCAGGCAGTTCTGGATGATGTAGTAGATGATCTTATTCCTTTGTTGGATGAAAAAGATTCAAATAGATTGAAAGAATATCAACGTGCTTTTTGGGATGGTGTTCACCATACTGTGATGGACATGAATGATCTTTATAATGGTGGAAATCTTATGTATCCAGATAAAAAAGAATTTGCTGTTAATTTTGTACAAAAGATGATCCTTCCTATTCATGCACCTATCATGTATGCTATTAGGGGAGGCAAACCAACTATTGAAGTCATTAAAGAAATGATCCGTAAATCTCTTAGCTCACAGACTAAAATTGATGAAAATCGTTGGTTGTGGGGAAATTTGGATTGGAATTATTATGCCTGAACTTGTAATGCTCTGTGGAATTCCAACTTCTGGAAAATCTACATATGTTAAAAAACTCAAGAAGATTGACTACTGGAAGGATGCAGTCGTTCTCTCTACTGATAACTACATTGAAGAATATGCAAAACGTGTCGGACAAACTTATAATGAAGTCTTTGATGATGTAATTCCTGATGCAACCAGAGAACTTGAACTTCAACTGATCATGGCGAAGGACAAGGGAAAGGACATCATTTGGGATCAGACAAACTTATCAGTCAAGACCCGAAAGAAAAAACTTTCTAAACTTCCTTCCTTTTATGCCAGAGGTGTGGTATACTTTGAAGTATCCCTAGAGGAGGCACTGGAACGAAACAAACATCGTGAAGGAAAGTTCATTCCTGAAAGTATTTTGAAACGAATGTGGCATCAATTTGAAATTCCTACTCGCAATGAGGACTTTGATTATGTTGAAAAAGTTGAAAGTTAAAGAACAATACAACCATCACTTTGAATATCAAAACGACATTGATCGGATTGTGAAGATTTTTGCCGATCGTGGTTATGAGATTTCTCATACTGATGCTGTTCACGCTTGGGAGCAATACTCTGATAGCATGGCAGCAGGTTGGATGTGTTTAGGTGATGATGAAGAAGTCTTTCAAGACGCTTTTTATTATTTTGAGGAAGTTCAATGACTAAACCTGATTGTTACATCTTTGACTTAGATGGAACTATTTGTGATGTTCGTCATCGCCGCCAATACGTTGCAACAAAACCAAGAAATTGGGATGCCTGGAACGCTGGTCTTGTAAATGATAAACCTCACAAAAGTGTTCTTGGAATTGTTCAGTCACTTACTTATTATTATCCTGTAATTATTGTAAGTGGTCGCTCTGATGATTATCGTGAGAAAACTGAAGAATGGTTGAAAAAAAATGAAGTTGAATACAACAAACTCTACATGAGAAAATATAAAGATCATCGTGATGATTCAGTTGTGAAGGCGGAAATTGCTGATGAAATTGAAAAAGAATATAATATCCTAGGTGTCTTTGATGATCGCCAACGTGTTGTAAATATGTGGATTGAACGTGGTGTTTGGGTATTTGATGTTGGTCAAGGAAAAGGAAATTTTTAATCATGTCCTTTATAAAATTAAAAAATAAATTCTTTATTGGACATTATGATGTAATTTCTGGTAAGTATCAGTATGGTTTAAATACTTCTGATGGATTTTTTGGGATAAAGTATTCATATATTGATCTTTCAAATTATGATGATCTAATTGAAGTAGTTCCAGAATGTTATAGAGATAGATGTGCTATTTCTTTGATGAATTTAAATTGTAAAGTTCCACCTCATACTGATAGTGGAATTGAGGCAATTATTAATTTCTATGTTAAGAGTGATAATTGTAAAACTCATTTTTATGAGTTTAAAAATTCAACTCCTAAAACATTTAAATTACCAACACAAAAAGATGGATCTATATTTGATGAAGATGATTTACATGAAACTGGTAGTTTTATATCCGAAGATGGTGATGCTTATTTACTAGATGTATCAAAACCACATTCAGTAACTCCACTTCACTCTGGACCTGTAAATAGAAAAGCAATATGCCTTCAACTGTTATATACTACTTTTGATGAAGCAAAACAAATGTTAGAACAATCTAATCAAATTTTATGAATTGGTTTTTAAATAAATCTTCTGATTCTTTTACAGACATCAGAGGATTTTTTGTATTATGAATATAATTTTTATGTGCTGGACACATACTACAAACTGATTCTGATTTTCTATTAAAGAATTCTATAATCTGATCTTGATTGCAATTAGGATCTAAAGGTTTATATTTTAAATAAGGATCCCATTTTTCTGACAACTTATATTTCTTTGCCATTAATGGTAAATATGCGAGAGGTGGACACTTCCAAATCATTCCTTCGTGTAATTGGAAACATGTTCCTTCCATAAAACAATTATTCCAACTTGCTTCAGCATTGTTATCTTCAAATGGTAATATATTTTCACCATATCCTTTGTAAATTTGTGTCCAATACTCGTGGGTTGTATTTACAGACACATTGATTCCAAGTTCATTTTTCCATTTTAAACATAATTTTAAATTGTCTTTTATCCTATTAATATAATCTTTTGATTTGCTGTGTATAGATAGTGATAGATTTATATTATTATCTTTCAGTGCTTCTCCTAAGTTATTATGGGTGTGTAAGAAAAAACCATTAGTGGTTAATTTTATATAAGTATCTCCCCACATTTCTCTCGATAGATACAGGAAATCAATCAAATTTTTATGTAATGTTGGTTCTCCACCAAGTAATATAAATTGTTTTGGTTGAATTCTATTATTCCAATTTCCCATCCACAATCTACCTTCTTCAAGACTTATCATTCTAGAGTGTCCATGATTGGTAAAGTCAGAACAACTTTCACATGTTAAGTTGCAATTATGGGTGATGTGAAAGTCTATAATTGGTACACTTACTTTTGAATGCATCTTTATTATGATATAATCAGTATATAGTTAGAATATTAATATGAATAAACCTCATTGTATAGTTCCTTGGGTATACTTTTTTGCTGAAGCAAATGGTGATGTTGTTCCATGCTGTGTGAATGATACATTTTTAGGAAATGTTCTAGAACAAGATTACAAAAAAATATGGAACTCTAGAAAAATGAATAGATTTAGGAGAAGTATGTTAACTCCAGGACCACTTCCAAAATCTTGTCAAATATGTATAGAGAATGAGTTATTAACTAGCGACTATAACAACACTTATAATCTTAGAGAATACTATAACAATTTTTTTAAAGACACTTTTGATGAAATTCAATATATTACTAACACTGATGGATCTATAAAGGAAGATAAGATAAAATTTAAATCTTTTGTTTTCAAAGTTAGTAATAAATGTAATTTTCAGTGTAGAATGTGTAATGCTAGTAATAGTTCTTTGATAGCTGGAGAAGTAATAGAAAATCCAAAATTTTATAGAAAATTTGTTGAGGAAAACATAGATGATTTGGAATTAATAGAATTTATTGGTGGGGAATCATTATTAATGAATGAAACTTATGAATTATTGGAATTTTTAATTCAAAGAAATAAACCACATCCATATCTACATTTTAATACAAATATGTCTATTTTAGGTTTGGGTGGTAAAAATATTTTGGAGTATTTAAATAAATTAAATAAAGATAAGATCGAAATAGTTGCAAGTATAGATGAGATTGACGAGAGATCAGAATATATAAGAAAAAATTGCAATTGGAAAACAGTAGAAAAAAACTTACAATTAATTTCTAAACAAAGTTTTAAAACTAACACAAATATTGTTGCTAGTTGTTATAATGTGTTTAGACTTCCAAAAATAATAGAGCGTCTTGTTGAGATTGGATATATAAATCAAAGAAATAATTACCAAAACTTTATGTTTAATCCAGTTATTGGAGATTGTGATATTTCATTGTTAAGTAAAAAATTTAGAAAAAAAATAGATGATGAAATTTATGATTTTCTTTTATATTATAATAAAAAATATAATGTTGATGTCACATATAAATTTAAAATAATTTTTAGTAAATTAAATCGTGAAGAACCAGAAAATATAGATGATATGAGATTAGAATTTCTAAAAGAAACTTCTAAAAAGGATAAAATAAGAGGTGAAAAATTATTAAAAGTAATTCCAGAACTTAGAGATATTATTGAATTAATGAGAAATGGAAACTGATATTTTATTGGAACTATCTGCGAAATATGCGAGATACAATTTTCATAAAGAAGAAGAACCAGTTTTTAAAGCATTCTCTGAAACTTCTTCATTAATGTCCTTTGAAGAATATAAAAAATGGGTTAAGCAAAAGTTTGAAAATTATTATTCTATTATTTGCTTAATGTGGAAAGGTGATGAAAATAGAATTGAAACACAACTATTAGATGACTATACAAATTTGGTTGATCTTTATTCTGAAAAAAATGAAAATGTTAATCCAATAATAGGTGAAGATATGAGAAATCTTAAAGATCTATTATCATTTGCAATATATTTTTGTGAATATAGAATACAGCATATTACATTTGATAAATTTTCTGAAGGAAAAAGTTATCAAGAAATATTATACGATACTCAGTATTTTAGGGAGAAAAAAGATTTATGGTTAACCCAATATGATAAAGTAATGGAAAAAATTCATGCCGATCTTACCCATTCAGCATAAATTCTATGGTTACTATCATATTTCAAATCTACACATGTAAATTTGAAATGTTCTGCAAACTTTAAATGTAAATCATAAGACCAAGGAAAAAAGTCTATTTTTTGACATTCTTTATTTTCATGATCTTGTCTACCTGGATTACATCTCCAGTAAATTCTTGATGTTGGTTTTAGTAACTTTACTACAGAACTAATTTCTGATATAATTTTGTCTCCTGGTCCAAAATTAATACTACCAAGACAAAAAGCAACATCAAATCTTTGATCTGTTTTGAATTTATCTATAGTAACTTTATAATCTGCTTCATCAAATGCGGGATCTATTCCAATTAAATTTTTAATTTTACTTTTGAATGGATTTGGTCCACAACCAACATCTAAAACCCACTCATCATCCGCAATATTGTTTATTAAATTCCAACCAGAATATAAGTATTGATCTAAATTACTGGTCCATTTTGTTGCAAAGTATTCATTCAATTGCTCTTGTTTCATGAAATTACCTAAAAGAATATTTTTTACTGGAGTTCCTGGATCCCGTTGGAGTGGTATCGCACAGACGCTAGAAATGATGTCTGGTATGAATACCTCTGACCGCACACCTGAGCGTGAATACGTTCATCATAGTTATACTGGACACAAAGGAGCGTATTTTGGACCTGGCATGGAGTTTGAACCAATTCTTGATCCAGATTATATTGATCAGGCATGGATTGAACCTCAGGGGTGTAAACTTGTTAAAAGTCATGAATGGTCTTATTATCTAGGTGAAATCCGTCAGAAGTTTCCAGACGACTGGATAATGATGGTTTATCGTCCTGATATGACTAGTTATGCATGGTGGCATGAAGCTGGAGGTTTTCAAATACAATATCCTAATTATTCTCATTATAAAAATAGTAGTGTTATGCTATGTGAAATAATGCAACAAAACTCTTTTATTTTAAAATTTGGTATGGAAAATAAATGTAGTTGGGAATATTTTAATGAAGAATGGGTGCAGAAAAATTTTAATCAACAGATTATAGTGAATAATGTTCATAATGACATTTTAGTAACTTTGATAAAATAAGAAAATGTCTTTAATAGGAATTCATAAATGGACTGACATAAATTGTCCAGAGTATAAAATATTTGATACGAACAAACAGGATGTAGATATTTCTTATTATAACGATCTTGGATATGAAGCATTTGATCCAAATCAAAAAAATGTAATACTTATATTTTTTAAAAGTGGATCTGGAGGTTTGTTTTTAGGAAATTGTTTATCTCTAAGTGATAATTTTTTATGCAAATACAAGAATATAGATGAGAAATTAAATTTTTTAAAAGAAAGTATTAAATCACAAGAAGTATTTTGGAATGATATTTACCTTAGTTCAATAGTAGACTATGGTGATGTTGAAAACACTGAAAAATATTCTTTAGTATATGATCATAATCCTAAAACCATAAAGTATCATTTTAAACATTGGAAAAATTTAAATGTTATATATTTTAAAAATCCAGATCTTTTTTGTAGAGTAAGAAGAGTTTTAAAGAATTTTAATGGATATATTTCACATACTAGTTCAGAAAAAATAAAAAAAGTAGAAGTAAAAGAAATACCAAAATCAATTAAACAATATAGATCTCTTTCTAAAAAAGATCAAAATTTTTTAAAAGAGCTTTATTTTAGTGATGAAAAACTTTATACGTCTTCATTTTTAAATAACAAGAAACTATTTTACGTTTGGGACACAAATTGGTATTTTTCTGAGGAAGATACTGTAACTCATATTAAAGAACTTTATGATCTTTTTAATTTATCTGGGTTTAATGAATATGCTATAAAAGAATATTATAAAATATGGATTGAAAAGATAGATGATTTGAGAACTTTGGATTTTAATAGTATTAAACATTTATCCGAAGATCAAAATACATTTGATAGAAGTATTTTTTAATTTGACACTAAATAGTTTTTTGATTATAATAGATTTGTTATCATGATGATTTGAAATAAATCTTTATTTTATAAATAATAATAAATTAAAGTAGGTTACTACGGAGTTAAAAAAATGCTTTCTGGAAAAGAATTTGTACAAAAAATCAAGAGAGAGAATGCTGAACTTTTTGAACAATCTCGCGTGAATGTTCGTCGTTTCTTTGCTTCAAACCCAAGCAAGGAGCACATGGTTGAGCATTTCCGTGGCCGCATGGTAAACGAAGCAATGAACATGAAAGCAATCGCTGCTGAGGTTGCTGCTGCTCCAGCATCTATGGATGTTACCGAACTTGAACTGCTGACTAAGCAAGCACAAGATGAGGCAAAGCACTTCCGTATGGTGAAGGAAGTTATTGAGCACATTTCTGGTGAGAAAGTAGATGTTGATGCTGCTTTCGCCGCAGAAGCTGCTGCTCCACAAGCAAAAGGTGCTACTCTACTCGATAAGTATGGTGCATCTGAGGATCCTGCTGCTCTTGCTGCATATCAACTCGTCGCTGAGGGTCGTGCAGAGGCAGTCTGGAACGAAATGGCAGAGTGTGTAGAAGATGAATTCATTTCTTCACGTTATGCTGCTATTGCTAAGGACGAAGGTTTCCACGCTAATATTGGTGGTTGGAAACTTGAGAAACTTGTAGAAGGTGCTGCTGACCTCCAGGAGCGCATTCTTGCAATGGTTGCTCAAATGCGTTCGGATCTTCTTGAAATCAGCAACAAGAACACCGCTGTTCCTTTTGCTGCTATCTGATAGATAAAAATATATTATGAGTACTTTTGAAACAAGGCAACGTAAAGATAAAACTCGCATAATTAAGTGGGTTAGTGCCAGTACAATACTCATCGCAATGGTGTTTCATGTATTGGGGCTAACCCCTTGGAATAGCATCCTACAATTAATTGGTGCATCTGGTTGGACTTATGTTGGATTTAAATGGAAGGAACGTTCAATCATAATGAACTTCCTTCCACAATTTTTTATTATCATACCTGGATTATTTTATTTGTTTTTTATAAAATGACTAAAGAGGTTGATGAATTAAAAAATTCTTTAGATTTTAGTAAAATTAGGATAGGTTCACATCGATGGAATGTTCAGTCTGGTAGAGACCTTGAATATATTGAATGGGATAGTCTTCCAGAAGATGTAGATGAACAGAGAGATAATCTATCAAGATATTTTTACGATCGTGATTATGAGAATGTTTTACTAATATTTTTTAAAAGTGGTGCTGGTGGATTATTTCTATCAAATTGTTTAGCATTGAGTGATAGTGTTGGTAGTATTTTTATAGACATAGAAGAAAAAATAAGATTTTTTAATAAGTACCTTGAATCTCAAAAAGTTTTTTGGAATGATTGTTATATAAACAATACTTCTCCAGAAATTCATCAAAATAACAAAGAATATTTTAGAAAAAAATATCATTTTATTTACGAACATAATCCAAAATATATAAAAAGACATTTAAAGTTTTGGAGTAAATGTAACGTAATATACTTTACAAATCCAGATTTATTCTGTAAAATAAGGCAGTTATTAAAAAATATAGATGGTAATCTAGGATATATTAGTTATGAACATGTTAAACCTGATTTAACTGGGTATTCTGTACCAAAAAGTTTTAAAGACTTTTTTAATCTTCCCAAAGAAAGACAAGAAATTTTAAAAAATGTCTACAAGAGTGAAGAAAATATAAATTCTTTTTGTTTTTCAAAGAACAAGAAACTATTTTACGTTTGGGACACAAATTGGTATTTTTCTGAGGAAGATACTGTAACTCATATTAAAGAACTTTATGATCTTTTTGGATTTAATGATTTTAACGCTGATGTAGTATCTCAGTTTTATAGAAAGTGGATTTCTAAATTAGATGAACTTTCCATAAGAGAAATTCCTGATAATATACAAGAGTTACTTAAAAATGAAAAAAATTTTGATAAATCTATAACCTCTTTTTGGGACTTATACTAATGAATAAAAAAATTAATTTAGGATCTCATAGGTGGAATCCTTTGTCAAATAGAAGTCTTGAATACATTAAATGGGATAAAGTTCCAGAAGATGTGCAATATCAAAGAAAAAACCTCAAAAGATCTTTTTATGATCGTGATTATGAAAAAGTTATAGTTTTGTTTTTTCAAAGTGGGTCTGGTGGGTTATTTTTAGCTAATTGTCTATCATTAAGTAATTCTGTTTGTAGTTCATTTGTACACGTAAATGAAAAAATACAATTACTTAATAATTATTTGAAGAGACAGAAAGGAACTTTTTGGAATGATCTTTATATTAATAATTATTATCCAGAATTATTTCAAGAAGATGGAGAAAATAAAGAAGAGGGAATATGGCATACTACAGATGGGTACTTCTTTATTCATGAACACGAAGCTAAAAATATACCAATTCATTTAGAATTTTGGAATAATGCTAATATGATATATTTCAAAAATCCAGATCTTTTTTGTAAGATTAGGAAACTCCTTAAGAATATTGATGGTAGACTTGGGTATATGAGTTACGAACCACTTAAACAAACTAAAGAACAATATCCAATTCCATCGAGTTTTTCTGAATTTTTTAAATTATCTAAAAAAGAACAGGAAGAGTTAAAAGATGTATATAAAAGCGCAGACATATATACATCATCATTTTTAAAGAATAAAAAATTATTATACGTTTGGGACACAAATTGGTATTTTTCTGAGGAAGATACTGTAACTCATATTAAAGAACTTTATGATCTTTTTGGATTTAATGATTTTAATAAAAAGGCAATAATTAACTATTACAATCAGTGGATCGAAAAATTGGATGAATTAAGTTCTAGACCAATACCTAATAATTTGCCAGAACTGATTGGAAATAAAACTAATTATGATGTTCCTATAAGTAACTTTAAAGATTTAAAATGATTAGTAAAGTATTTTGGTGTTTCAAATGAAAAAAATGGTAATTCTTACTGGACCTCAAGGATCTGGTAATCATCTATGGTCTAAGATATTTTCACTACATCCAAATGTATTTGGATGGAAAACTTTACTTGAAAACTACTGGGAAGCGCATAGATTTGCTGAACCATTTTGTGAATATTGGAAAGATATAACAAAACTCAAAGATTTTGATTGGTCTACACATGATTATTTTTTTACCAGTATTAGTGTTCCTCTGGGAATTAAAGAAACAAAATGGGAACCTAATATTATGAAGTTTTCTAATGAAGTAGAAAATTTGGGCATTAAAACTCAAATAGTTGTAGTTGGTAGAGATCAAAATATTCTGAGGCATCAGCAAAATCGCCTTAGAAAGGAGAGTACTCTTCCGCATTTCATGAAACAACTTCCAGAGTTTCCTAATCCTATATTTTTAAGTTATGAACTTCTTTATCTTTATAAGCAGGATTATTTGAAGTCTTTGGATGTTGGGATTCCAATCGCTTGGGATGATCCAAGAATTGATGATATATTAACTAATGACCCTAATGATAAGTATGTTCATCATGTGGAAGAGTATTTTTTAGATAGATGTAATAGAACGGGAATTCCATTAAAACAGATAAATGAGTAATTATGATCTAGATTTATCAAATTATATAAAATTACAACTCATAGAATCTACTGATGATGAGTATATAATTTATAAGCAAAGTGAAAATTTTTTTCCAGAAGGAAATTTTCACTTTGTTCATAAAAATTATGATAAGATTATTTTGGTTATATATCCCTTTGCTTCTGGTGGAAATTTTTTAATTAATTGTTTATCGTTGAGTAACGATATTGCATCATCTCTTAAATCTTTATCAGACAAGATTAAATTTTTGGATAGTTCTCTTTCTTCTCAAGAAAAACACTGGGAAGATTTTCTTATCAATGACAAATTTTTTACTTATAGTGATGTAAAGAGTAAAAAAAAGGAAAAATATTTTTTTATAAAAACGCATTTAGTAAATAAAATAAAAAATCAGTCTACTAATCTTTCGGATACATCAAATAATATAAATTATCACTTAAAAAATTGGAAAAACTGTAAAAAAATAATATACATAAAAAACACAAGACTATTTTGTAATCTTAGAAGATGTATTTTAAAAAAATCTGTGGAAAATGGATTATACGAAAAAATACCCTTACAAATTGGGGATTATTTTAAATTATCGGATGATAAGAAAGAATTATTGAAGAAAATATACAACGATAAAATTCAAAAATATTCTTATTGTGATATTCAATCTAAAATTGAATATTATGTATGGGATGCTAATTGGTATTTGTCAGAACAAGATACTATTTTTAACATTAGACAATTTTATGATGCTATTGGACTGTCTCAATTTAATGAAAAATATTTAAAACATTTTTATAACTCTTGGATGAATACTATCATAAGACTTAGAAAAATTGATTTGTAATTATGTGGCAACCATTCTTCCCTTCACTATATGATTTTAGTTATACTAATCATAATGATAGAATAAAAAATTTTTATTCCACATTCAAATTTAAAAATAATAAAAATTCTATTATAGTTATTTTTGATGGAGGATCTGGTGGAGGATTTCTTGTCAATTGTTTATCTTTAAGTGATAAGATAGGATCTACTATTAATAATAAAATTGATTTTCTTTTAGGGAAATTAGATAATATGGGTGTTGTTTGGGAAGACTTTCATTTAAATAATATTATTGAAGATGGTAAATATTTTTTTATTTTAGATCACCCCTTTACCTCAAAAGTTCTCAAATATCACCTAAAAACGTGGAATAGTAAAATAGTAATATTATTTAAAAATACTAATTATTTTTGTAAACTTAGAAGATGTGTTTGGAATGTTAATGGTGAAATATGTTATGATGAAGAATATAAAGATGGAATTATTAAAACTGAAAATAAATTAGAGAGATACAATGATAAAAATCAAACATATTCTTTTTGTGATTTAGATAATAAGATTAATTTTTATATTTGGGATACTAATTGGTATTTTTCTTTTGAAGAAACTATTTTTAATTTAAATCAATTATATAATTTATTGGAATTGGGGAGTATTGACGAAAAAGCAATAAAGAAGTATTATAATGTTTGGATAAAAAAAATTAATGATCTAAAAAATATATCTGTAAAACATGGATAATTATTCAAAATTAATAAATGTATCTGAAAGTATAGATGCGACTGAAGAACAATTATTAAAATTGTCTAACCATAAACATTATGGAATAAGATATAGAGTTGCAAAAAATGTAAATACAACAGAAAGTATTTTGTCTAATCTTGTTGATGACAATACTATATCTGTTAGATACGAAGTTGCTAGAAATAAAAATACAAATCTCAGGGATTTGGTAAAATTATTAAAGGATAAAAGTTCTATAGTTGTTATTGCTGCCAAAAATAATTTAGAAGAAAGAACAAAAAAAGAAATAACAACTCCAGATACTATAGGAATAAGAAAAGTTAAATTAATAACCGAACATTTTTGAAAATGAAAAAACTTTTAATCATCACAGGACCACAAGGATCTGGTAATCATTTCTTTAGTAGAGTATTCAGTACACATCCAGAAGTTGGTGGATGGAAAAGTCTTCTTGAAAAGTATTGGGTTCCTAGTGATGAAGAATACTTTGCAAGATACTGGGTTTATCCTGAGGAACTTACGAAAAAAGATTTTGAAGGATATGATTATTGGTTGGCAAATGTAAGTTGCCCATTCTTTTATGATGGGGTCAGGTATGTCCCAAAGATTAAAGAAGTTGCAGAGAAAGCACAATCATTTGGAATTGATGTTCAGATTGCAATTATTGTAAGAGATCCGAATATCAATGGTCAGCAGCAACTGAGAGTTCGTGGAGAAATTACAATTCCTATTGCACAAGATTACTACTACAATACTCTTATTCCTGCAGGATTTAAAGTTCACTTCCTAGATAATGAGGCGTTTTTCTTACACAGAGGACATTATCTCAAATGGGTAAGTGAACTTTTAGATTTCCCTGTGGACTATAACAATCCTGATATTTTTAAGTTTATTACTGAAGATCCTAATAAAAAATATGTGAATTATGTTGATGAATATTGGCTTGACAAAGAGGTGTGGGATGGGATAAGATCTAAGAAAGATAGGAATTTACATTCATGAATACTAATCCTGAATTTCCATATGAAAATTTTCCTTACAAATTAGAATATAAAGATGGTAAAGAAAAAAGAGTTTGTTACTTTGAATGTAAAGAACATTTGGATAAATATCTAGTTCGTTATAATATCAAAAAGAAGGATGCTGATATTCACATTAATAAAAAAAAGGTTAAGTGAAATAAAAGATTACATTTATTTACGAAAATTGAGAAAAAGATTAAATAAGAAAGATCCCTTTATATACAAATGATAACCTGGGGAATTTCATCGGAAAGTCATAATGCAGCACTTTCAGTATTCGTAAGTGATAGACTTGTATTTGCAAGTGAAAGTGAGAGGTTTAGTGGTATTAAAAACGACCCATACTTAAATGATGGCATAATTAACTATGCACTTAAGTTTGGAAACCCTGAATTGGTCTGTTGGTATGAAAATCCGTATAAGAAAACACTTCGACAACTTCTTGCGGGACAGGGATGGATACAAAACGTCAAGAAGTATGTTGATGCTCCAATCAAGTATTATGATCATCACTATACTCATGCTTGTGCTGGTTATTTCACCAGCAAGTTTGATGAATGTTGTGTGGTGGTTATTGATGCTATAGGAGAATTTCAAACACTCACAATATGGGAAGCGAAAGGAAATAAACTAAAACTTAAATTTCAACGTAGATATCCACACAGTATAGGACTTTGGTACTCTGCAATGACCCAAAGATGTGGATTAAAACCAAATGAAGAAGAATATATCCTCATGGGCATGTCTGCTTATGGGGATAAAAGAGTATGTGAAGATGCAATATATGATGATTTCATTGGATTTAGAACATCAACTTTTAAGAAAAATTTACATAAAGGATGTGAAGATTGGAGACCAAATATAAAAAACAATTTTCATATTGCTGCAGCAACTCAAAGCGTTTATGAAACAATGTTTAGAGATGTTCTTCAGAGAGCATCTAATATTGTAAAAAGTAATAACTTAGTTCTTATGGGTGGATGCGCCTTAAATTGTGTTGCAAATCCTATTGCATATTATTACTATGATAATGTGTGGATTATGCCTGCTCCTGGTGATAATGGATCTGCAATTGGTGCAGTTCTTGCACATAAGAAACATCATATTGATTGGCATGGACCATACTTGGGTTATCGCATTCAACCAGTTTCAACAAATGAAGAGATTGTTGATCATCTTTTAGAACATAAGTTGTGTGGACTTGCCAGAAATCGTGCAGAGTTTGGTCCTAGATCTTTAGGTAATCGTAGTTTACTCGCAGATCCTCGTGATCCTAATATTAAATCTGTTGTGAATGATATAAAACAAAGGCAACAGTTTAGACCATTTGCACCAGTAATTATGGAAGAGTATGTTGAACAATATTTTAGAATGCCTATGAAAACATCTCCTTATATGCAATATGCAGTGAGATGTAAACAGTCTAAAAATTTCCCTGCAATTGTCCATATAGATAAAACAAGTAGAGTTCAGACTGTAAATAAATCTCAGAATGTAGAACTTTATAATCTTTTGAAGTTATGGTATGAAAAAACTGGTTGCCCAATGCTTTTGAATACAAGTTTAAATATTAAAGGAAAACCAATTGTTAATGATGAAAAAGATTGTAAAGAATGGGAAGAAACATATGGAGTTAAAGTATTCTCATGAAATATTTTAAAGAAAATGATATTGTAGTGTATATTGGGTGTTCTCAAGAACAGATAAATTGGGGATCTAATGATGATCCAAGAACAATACTTGTTGAAGGAAATGAATATGAAATAGAAGTTGTTGATATTCATTCTCAACATACTAAATTGACATTGAAAGGAATTCCTGGTAGATTTAATAGTGTCTGCTTTGATAAACTATGACAATTCGCACTCATGTTCAAAAAGATGGTACTATTTGGGAATGGGAAGAAACAAAGGAATTGAAAGAATGGATTTCCCTACAAATCGCTAAAAAAGCAATGGCACAATATGATGGTGCATTAAAGGAGCTTGCTGACTGATGATTGATGATGCTTTTTATGTTGAGCAGAAAAAATGGGGAACTTGGCAATCTTATGATAAAGATGGTAATGGGTTAGTTACTTCTCTTACTGAAGAGCAATGTATATCAGCAACCCGTTTTATTCTTAAAGGGAGACAAGAAGGTTTTATAGAATCAAAAGTCTATGATGGTGAAGTTGGTGGAAAACTCTAATGTAAAGTAACTATTCTTTATGTCTACTTTTAAATGGATAAAAAACAAACAATTCTTATCAAAACCTAATACATATTGTATTCATAATCTTGGTGATAAACCATTATATGAAAATATATATGAAAATAAAGAAAATATAAAGGGTGTTTGGGATTTTTGTACATCAGATTGTCAATCAAAATATGAAAAAGTGTTAGAATATAAACCAAAAAATTGGTACTATAGAAATAATAAAGTTAAATATACTTTAAATTCTGAAGGTTATAGAACAAAAGAATTTGATGAAATTGATTGGAAAAATTCTATAGTAATGTTTGGGTGTTCTCATGTTTTTGGTACAGGTAATGATGATGATTTTACTATACCATCTTTGTTAGAAAATAAAGTAAAAATTCCCGTAATTAACATGGGAATTAATGGTTCATCTATAAAATCTACGGCACATAATTCTTTTTCTTTGTACCATTCATACGAAACACCAAAAATGGTAATTTTTGGATGGACATATTTATCTAGAAGAGGTGAATATAGTGAAGATGGTATTAATGGAGATCATACTTATAGAAGTTTAGAAAATGCTACTGATAGTGTGTTAACAAACATGTTATTGAGTAATTTAATAAAAACTATTTGGGTCAATAAGTGCCCAATATATGAATTTTCATTCTCTCAAAATACCTCAAAACTATTAGGTTGTGACTATTATAAAAATATAGATTATGCGAGAGATGATGTTCATTATGGGATTAAAAGTCATCATATTATATCTGAAAAAATATATAATAAGATAAAAGATAACATAAAATGAAAAAAATAATTAATAAAATAAAGAAGTATTTTGAAAAAAGATACATGGAAAAATTAAAAAGAGATCTAATGAAAGAAGATCCATTTATATACAAGTGAATTATGATTTATCACGTATTAGATCCTACTACTCCATGGTTTGAATGGTTGTCATATTGTGAGTGTTGTGCTAGTCTAGGTGTTGAACCCAGACTTGGAAGGTTCATGCGTTACCGTGAGTATTTAAATGAAGTTGGAATTTTATGACTGAACAACATAAAAAAATCATCTTTTTTTCGTCCATTGGATGGGCATTTTTCATGACTATTATTAGTCTTAATCTTATGAATAGGGTAGTTGCATTAGAATTAAACCAATCATTCAACGATGGTGATATTAGATCATCAATCCAAAGACTTTCTGAAGATGTTCATCAACTTAAAAGTAGTGAAAATCAATACAGTGGTACATTTGAATGAAGAAGATCATTCTTTGGATTCTAGGACCAATAAAAGAAAAAAAACATCCCATTAGTTGCATTGATGAAAATTTAGGAAAAAATACATCTTTAATAGAATTAATTTCCAAATTAGAAACTAGAATTGAAAATTTGGAACAAGAAAATATTGGTCTCACTAATGCTTTGTATGAGACTGAAAACAGGTTACAATCTCAAATTGACAAATTAAACCCACCTACATATAATTTACATAACTATAATCTAGGAGAACGTTAACATGGCTTTTGATATTACGCTTATTGCTGCCGATGGAACTGAGACTGTAGTTCCTTGTGAAACTGATCAGTATATTCTTGATGCTGCTGAAGAGGCAGGTATTGACCTTCCTTCCTCTTGTCGTGCTGGTGCTTGCTCTGCTTGTGCTGGAAAAGTTGTGGAAGGTGAAGTTGATAATTCTGAGCAATCTTTTCTTGATGATGATCAAATGAACCAAGGATTTACCATGCTTTGTGTGGCATATCCCCTTTCCGATTGCAAAATTCTTACTGAACAAGAGGAAAATCTCTAATGTATGAAGATCTCGATAAATTTGAAACTGCTCTTGCTCATTTTGGTACAAGGGTTGATATTATCTGTGCAATGGAGTTAGGGGGAAAAATAAATGCTGAAACTGCTTATAAGCAAATTAAAGAAGAGCTTAAAGAAGTCAGAAAAATTAGAAAGAGATCAAAAAAAGAACAGGATTTGTGACAAATGTGGTGTAGAAAAACCATTAACTGTAGAATATTTTTCGGTTGTTAAGTATTTTAGAGATGGATTTTCTTATTATTGTCATGATTGTTCAACTCCAAGTAACAAGTCTAAATAACAATAAATAAGTAAATAACAAAGAAATCTTGAGATAAGATGGCAGTATTAACCGCAACTGGTGTTACATTTAGTGATGCCACATCATTAACATCAAAATATGGAGTTATACCGCAATCCACTGTGGCAGTATTTTTCCAAGCAGCTGCTCCAACAGGATGGACTAAAAGTACAACTCATGATGATAAAACTCTTAGGGTTGTAAGTGGAACTGGTGGTGGTTTTGGTTCTGGCGGAACTGCTGGGGCTGGAGGCATTTCATTCACTGCAGCATTTCCAGCAACTGCAAAACCAATCGCAGTTCCTATTTCTGTAACGTCACCAGTTAGTGCTACGATCGGAAATACAACTCTTACTACTGCACAAATTCCACAACATACTCATAATAGTTTAACTGGATCTGATGCCGCTGCTGCAACAGGATCTGCTCAATTTAGAACACCTGGTAATACTGCTACTGGTGGTGTTGATAGTCCTTTAGGAACTGGTGGAGCACACACTCACCCATGGTCTGGTAATGTTACCTTGACAACTACTGGAAATACAACAATGGACTTAAGAGTTCAATATGTTGATGTAATTCTTTGCTCATTTAACTAAGATGGCAGTTTTAACAAGTACTGGCATACGATTTGCCGTTTCTGATGAAATAAATTCAAGATATTGGTTGTACCCATCTGGAACAAAAAAACTTTTTGTTCAATCTGCAGCTCCTACTGGATGGGTTAAAGATACTACTCACGATAATAAAGCATTAAGAGTTGTATCTGGAACTGGTGGGGGTTCTGGTGGAACTAATTCGTTCACTGCAACATTTACTGCTTCTGCAATTCCAATCTCCGTTCCATTCAGTTCAACACCTCAAGTAACTTCTCCAACTGGTCAAACTTCATATACAGTTGGACAAACTACACTTTCTATTACACAAATACCAGATCACACTCATAGTAGTCTTCAAGGTGTATCTGGTGGTTCTGCATCTAATCCATTTAGTAATGCTGGTACTTTTAGAGTTGCTGGTAGTACTGCAACATCTGGAATGAATGAATCTACTGGTGGTGGTGCTCACGATCATTCTTTTAGTGGAACTGCTTCCGTGACAACTACTGGATCCACTACTATGGATCTTAGAGTTCAATATGTGGATGCTATAATTTGCACATTGAGCTAAATATGTTATAATTTTTATTATCTATTGATATCATTATGCAAGTAAAACAGGGTAATTATTGTCCATTAATTAAAAAAGATTGTATCGGACTTAAGTGTGCTTGGTATACTCATGTCCGTGGTATGAATCCAAATACGGGACAAGAAGTTGATGAATGGTCTTGTGCTATTAATTGGTTACCAATGATGCTTATTGAAAATTCACAGCAACAAAGATCGACTGGTGCTGCTGTTGAATCTTTTAGGAATGAAATGGTTAAAGCAAATGAAACAAACATCAATGTTTTATCTGCTGCTGCTCAAATGCTACAGGCATCTCTTGATGAGCGAAACACAAAAATTCTTCCTACAGAAGTCAGAGAGGTAAACGAATGAGATTAACAGTTATTTACGACGATCATTATATATCAGTAGATGGATATGGTATTCATTTTGTAGATAATTGGCCTTTTGACGAAGAAAATGTCCATGCAATACAATGGTATGAGGATCATGGAGAATTAGAATATAAAAACACAGATCCAAATTTAGAATTTACTGACTATGTAAGAATAGAAAAATATGTCAGTCACTTTAATACTGAAAAAGACAGAATTGAAGAAGAACAAAGAAAGCGTGAAGAAGAAGAAAGAAAACGCCAAGAAATGTGGCATTTGGCAATGCAAGAACTTCAACAAGAGTTGAATGAGACTAAAATGAATTATGAGATGGCACTTAATAATAACAAACAACTTGGTAATAATTTGGAATTAATGTCAAAAAGCTATAGAGAAGCGCAAGAAAATATAGTTACAATGGCTAAAAGTTATGAAGAAACCCAGACACATTTACAAATTGCTAATCAAATAAATGAAGAAATTCAAAAAATGCAATTAGAGATTGCAAGTGTGTCTAACCCAGATAATCAAATATTCAATCTTATTCATCCAAATGTAATTGATTCAATATCAGAATTTAGTGATGGGGTAGACATGTCACTATTTGAGGATGACACATCAATCGTTAAAGATATTGAAGAACTACAAAACAATGTTTCTGGAACTGAGTTTGATTTGTCCTTACTTGAAGATGAATTTGATATTGAGTTAATGGAGGATAGTAATTTGGTTAATCCTCAAGAAAATGAGGAAGATTATATTCTTTCTATTGAAGCTTTACTATCTGAGTTAGAAGAAGAATAGAATAATATTAACTTTATTTTGATTTGTAATTAATAAAATATGATAAAAGAACTACTTGAAAACAACTATATTGTTGTACCAAACTTTATTGAAAAGGATAATGCAATTAAATTATCCAATGAATTTAAATTATATTCTGAAAAGAATTCTCTTGTTGGTGATAGTCAGGTAGAGAATTCTCACTCAAAATATGATTATATTTCTTTTTTGGAACTTTTGTGTGAAAAAACTCCAGAAGTTTCTAGAATTATTGGTGAAACTGTTTTACCAACTTATTCTTATGCTAGAGTATATAAACACGGAAATATTCTTCCACCTCATGTTGATAGAAAAGCATGTGAAATATCACTAACTGTAAATTTAGATTGTGATATTATTTGGGATATTTGGATTTCGACGCCAACTGGTGAAAAAAGATCTATTAAGTTAGGTCCTGGTGATGCTATGATATATCTTGGGTGTGCTGCAACACATTGGAGAGAAGAATTTAATGGTGAGTTTTGCTCTCAGGTATTTCTTCATTATGTTAGAAGTCGTGGTCCTTATTCAAATGTATATTTTGATAAGAAAGAATGTAAAGTATCCAATGATATTTTAGAAGAAAAAGATATCCAGCAAGAAACAAATACTTCACCGACTTTAATTGTTAAAGATGATGTAAGAAAAGAAGCAATTATCACTTATAAAAGTAAGACACCTTTAGATGAGTACATTAAAATATTTTATAATGTAGTTTCTGATGAAGATTGTAATCTTATTCTTGACGAGTATGCTTCAAGTAGTGATTGGGTTGAGAGTAGAACTGGTGATGGTAATGTTAACAAACATATAAGAAATTGCGATATCATAAGTATTTCGCAAGCAAATACCATCATTAAAAATCCAGAAACAAGACAAAAGATTGATCACTTGTTGTTTAATGCTTCTGGAAAAGCATTAAAAGAATACATTCAATTATTTCCTCATTGTGAAGTGAATACTGACAGTGGATATGATTTATTGAAATATGAAGTTGGTGGGTATTATTCTTTGCATACAGATTCATTTAAAGATATTCCACGATCAGTATCTTGCTCATTTAATCTAAATGACAATTATGAAGGTGGTGAGTTTGCATTTTTTGATAAAGAATTAGTTATTCGCGCTCCAAAAGGTTCTGCAATAGTATTTCCATCAAATTTCATGTATCCTCATGAAATAATGGAAGTTAAAAAAGGAACTAGATATTCCGTGGTAACCTGGTTTATTTGATAGTGGAAGAGTATAACGATTTTATTGGAATTTATAAAAATGTCATATCAAAAATTGAATGTGATGAATTTGTAAAGACCATAGAAAATTATTTTGATACTTGCAATCAAAATAATTTAATTTACGGTGTTACCCAATTTGAAAATACTGAGTTGGGTAGACATGATTTTTCTATAAATGGACTTGTAAACCTTCCTTACGAATCTATAATTATACACAATAAATTAAATGAGTGTATGTACAAATACGCTCATAAGTATTTTACTGTTAAACAATTGACAGCATCTTCAAAAGAAGTTAAAATACAAAAAACACCTCCGAGAGGTGGATATCACCATTGGCATTGTGAACAATGTAATACTCATACTTCTGGTAGAGTATTAGGGTGGATGGTTTATCTTAATGATATTCCTGATGGAGAAGGTGAGACTGAATTCATTTGGCAAAAGTTAAGAATTAAACCAGAAGCAGGTAAATTTGTAATTTGGCCTGCTTATTTTACACACACTCATAGAGGAAATCCAGTTTACTCTTGTAATAAGTATATTGCTACTGGATGGTACACATTTGACACTTAAAATTTAAAGAAAATTATGGCACTTTCTAAATCTGTTGAAGAATCCTTAAAAGAAGCAGAAGCATCACTTCGTAATGCTCTTGCATTCGCTGCTCGTCAAGAAAAACCTTTTGTTGCTAAACATATTGCATGTATGATTGCCGACATTGATAATCTTATCAAAGCAGATGAATTAATGGATAAATTAGAAGAACGTATGAAAGGTGATAGAGGAACTTGGGGTCCATTTGGAGAATAATATATGAGAACTACACCTTGGTGCGTAATGCCCTGGACGTATCTTGAAATTTTAACTACAGGAGATATTACTCCATGTTGTGCTAGTTATTATCTCTATGGTAATGTTAAAGAAAAAAGTGTAGAACAAATATGGAATGATGAACCAATAAAAAAACTTCGTCTTGATATGTTCAATGACCAACTACCAGAAGCATGTAGAGTATGTAAAGAAATTGAAGATACTGGTAGTGAATGTAGTTTAAGGATTGCAAATAATAAGAAATTGAAGTCAACATTTGATGATATAAAAAACATTACAAATGAAGATGGATCTATTTCTCAACTAAAGTTTAGAGGATGGGATTTTAAACTAAAAAATAAATGTAACTTTAAATGTAGGACATGTACTCCTTGGGAAAGTGAGTTAATAGCAAAAGAAAACAAGGAAATAGTTGATAGAAAGGATCATTTTACTTCGGTAAAGGGGTCCTTTGATTCTGATGAAGTTCCTACACTAGAAAATACTTGCCAATCAGTAACAGATCATTTTGATTTTCGTCAATTTGCTTTGGATCAAATTGATAATTTGGAAATGATTGAATTTGCTGGAGGTGAAACACTTATAATGGATGAACATTATGAGTTGCTTGACATTTTATTAGAACACAGCAAAACTGATATTCACTTGTCATATAATACTAATATGTCAATTATGAAATACAAGTCTTATCATGTATTAGATTATTGGCGTAAATGGAACCCAGAAAAATTAACTGTAATTGGTAGTATTGATGAAATTGGAACTAGGGCAGAATATATTAGAAAGGGAACCGTGTGGAGTGTTGTTGAGAAAAACTTAAAGACTATAGTTTCTGAAGGATTTCAAAGAAGAACTAATAGTGTTATAGGATGTCATAATGTATTCAGATTGCCAGAGTTAATTACATATTTGACAGATATAGATTACATTTCACCAAAATTTGATTGTTTAAATTTTGATTTATCTGTGGAAATATGTAATTATGACCTAAGAGTATTATCAAATGAATTTAAGGATAATATTATAATTAAACTTAAAAATTTCATAGAAGATTACAACATTAAATATAAAACTGATATTACTAGTAAATTTGTCCATGTTATAGAAACTCTTAAAGAACCTCATCATATAAAGTATGCAATGAGATATCTCAAAGAAACTATTAAGAGGGATAAATTTAGAAAAGAAAATACATTTCAGATCATTCCAGAGATGGAAGATGTCAAACGAAGTGTAAAAAGATATAAAGAACAATATAATGTAAAGTAATATTACTACAATATAAAAACATAATTAAGAAACGTGGATTTTAATTAAATACTGTTAGAATACCCACACACAACAAACCCGAGGTATCAATGTCCTTTTCTTCAAATCGTTCAGAAGATCTTACCACAGACGAGTGGAATGAATTAGTTGCTCTTAAAGATGCAATTAATCAAAATCCTGCATCTGTTCATCCAGAAAAAATGGAACTTTTTACTGAGCTTCTAGTTCGTTCACTTGAAGGAAAGTGTGATCCTCCAGCACCTACAAATTGGCGTGGAAGACCTTTATCTGAATAATTTAATACATAATATTATTAGTGTTTAGGGTAAATGGACGAAAATTATTACTCTCTATTTCCAGAAAAAAGAGTACAGGTTTTAGAAAAAATACAAAAAATTATTGATAACACAGAAAAATTATGTGAACAATTGAATAAAGACTATTGTAATGAAACCTTGAGAATATCTTCTAGATTAGCATCTTCTGGTGTGGATATTGAAAAAAATGAAAAGTTAATATCTGATATAAAGTCTGGTAATTATTTAAAATTTAGATATGAACAGGGTAAGAAGTATTATAAAGTAGTTCAGGATGGTGAAGACGGAACTACTAATACTCATTGCTTCATTGATATGGAAACTGGTGATCTTTATAAACCAGCGTCACAATCATCTCCATACAAAAATAGAGTTTATGATCTGGAGAAATCGATCTCTATATCTGACTGGAGAGGGAATTATTTGAGATTGTATGATGTGACAGATTAATAACTGTCCCCTGCCCCTTGACGGGGCATTTTTTATGCCGTATATTATGGGGGTAAATCAAACACATCAATGATTTCTCTTCCAAACTTTGCTGAATTTGCTGAGAGCGTCAATTCTGACGAAGAACTGACCGAAAGTAATTATTGTGATCAGCAACCAGTCACGATGGAATTCACTTTTGAAGAGCATGATCTTCTGAACTCTATCTTGTGTCATGCCTCTGATAGCATGGATCTAGCAATTCCATGTGTTTTTGACCTTCCAGAAGATTCTGAGATCCGACAGCGTTACGAAATGCTTAGTCGAATGAAAACTTATTCTTATTCACTCTGGTCCACTCGATTTGGTAACTGATTTATGAAAACTTCTACTGATATTGCTACTCTTGCTGGGGCAGCGTTTGGCATCATTGTTGTTGCTATCGTTGGGATCCTTATTGAAGCATGGTTGCTTAGTCTTATTCTGTCTTGGTTTAGTGTATCTTTGACCTTCTGGCAAAACCTTGCTATCATTGTTCTGGCAAACCTGATCTTTAAGAACTCTGGAGGTTCTTCCAAATGATCACTACTATTATGGCAGGATTTGCCTTTGGATATTGTGTGATGGACATTATCCAAAACTATAGGGCAAAACGCACTCTTAATGAACTACTGAAATCTACTCTGGAGAATGACAAATGAAACAACAAAACGGATTTATTGTTGACGCTACTGCTATTCTGTTTATTGCTGGTGTATTTGTAGTTGGTGGTCTCATCTTTATTGGTGGTCCCCAATACAATGTGTGGCAACAATCTCTTGCTGGTAAGGCAGAGCTTCAGAAAGCAGAATATACTCGCCAGGTAGCAGTGTTGGAAGCACAAGCAAAGAAAGATAGTGCTCAACAACTTGCTGATGCTGAAATCATCCGTGCTACTGGTGTTGCTAAGGCAAACCAAATCATTGGTGACAGCTTGAAGGATAACCGTGAGTATCTCCAGTATCTGTACATCACTGGTCTGGAAGAAGGCAGCAACAAAGGTAATGTTACGATCTATGTTCCCACCGAAGGTGGTATGCCTGTACCCACACTGCAAATGAACAAGTGACACTTTAAAGACTGTCCACACCACCCCCACTGGGGTGGTTTTTTGCTTTATACTGACTTCAGTTCAAACAAACACCTCTCATGTCTGCTTCCACCTTTGACCAGTATGTTGCTGAGCAGGATGCCCGCAACACCATTCATCTTAACATTGTTAAGTATGGTTTGATGTTGTGTGATGCACTACAGCAGGATTTTCAGAAGCGTAACTATGGTTACCGTGCTGGTCTTCCTTACTCCAATTACTCTTACGAACTGGATAGCAGCGGTCGTAAGTATCATAAAGTCTTCATGTGTATCGATGGTAAGCGTGACAGCATTCACGCTTTTATTGATAAGAAGACTGGTGAAGTTTTCAAACCTGCTAGCATCAAAGCTCCTGCCAAAGGTGCTCGTTACAATGTTCTCTCTATTTCTTCTCGTGAAGAGATGTTTGAGCGTTGTGACTGGGCAGGTGGTTACCTGTACGCTCGATGATTATTATTACTTACACGAGTGCCTTTATCATAGGCACTTTTCTTATTCCTTATTTGCTTGACCGTTATGTACAAGATGACGATGATTGACAAATTTATTTTTATTGGGTCATTTATTTGGGTTCTTCACTGGGGTGTAAGAGTGATTGAGGAACTTCTAAAATAAATAAAACAAAAAATAAATGAAGACAATTTGTGTAACAAGAGATAAATTCGATGAGTTGAATACTTGTTTAGGATACAATTTATTAAAGTGGGCACAAGCATTTTACCTCTCTTCAAAATTAGATTTTGAATATAAGATAGTTCTTAAAGAAGATGATTGGCCAGAATTAAAATTTTTAAAATTACCTAATACAATTTTAAGAAAGACATTTTCTTTTAAAAGTATTAGACAAATAAATCACGATAATTATTATGATTTATTTAAAAAAGTTTTAGTTGATGATTCCATAGAGATAATGAAATCATCGGATAACTGGATTATTAATGATTTATTTTTTGATAAGATATTTTATTACAACGATCAATATAATTTAAAAAAATCTTTTAATGTTGAACAATCATTAGAAAATCCATTTATAAAGATTAAATTTAAAAAAAAAGAAATAACTAATTTTTTTGAAGATGAATTTTCTGATTTCGTCGGCATCCATATAAGAAGATTTTATGGTGTATTAATAAGAACAAGTGATATAGATACACTACCAAATGAAGTGCGCGAAACCTTTTCTAAAAGTTATTTGGATGCATCAATACCTTACTTAGACTTATTTAAGAATAATAACTATAATAAGCAAGACTTTATTAATGACATTGAGTATTATAAATTTATAGAGGAAGTTTTAGATTTTAATATTGATCAAAATTTTTTTATAAGCACTGACATCCCAATTTTGTGTTACAAATATTATAAAGAGAGATATCGAAACATATATGATAAATATGATTACTTTGAAAAATTTGAAAATATTATTAAAAAATATTATTCTGAGAAGGATGTTGAAAATTATAGACTAATATTATATACTATTTTCGATCTATTTGCATTGTCTAGAGTAAAATTGATTGCTAGAAATAATAAATCGCGTTGGGGTAAAGTTGCAAAAAGAATGAAAGATAAACAAGAGATAGTAGTTCCACTTGATTTAAATAACAGTCAAATTAATGTTCCTCTTAAGATAACGTATAAAGGAAAATTGAGATATTCGGAGATTATGTATCATGGATAAAACGATAACAGTAATTACTACAAAATCTAATAATCTAGACGGTTCAGTTGGAAATAGTATATGTAGGTGGGCTCAAGCATATTATTTGAACTCAAAATGCAATTTTGAATATAAAATAATATTGAACAAAGAAAAATGGTCAGAATTAAATTTAGTTGAATTTCCTCATACTGAATTAAGATCTATCGATATGACGTTATCTTATCATGTTGTTGATTGTGATTTAATGAGAGAGGTTATTATAGACAACAAAATAGATAATTTCATAAAACATGATCACTTGATTATAGAGGAATGGATTATATTTGATAATTGTGTAATAATTGATCCTCGTGATAGTATTAGGTATAAATTTTTATGGGATGGTCCCGATCCAATAAGTCTAATTAAATTTAAAAGTAAAAATATTGAGAACTTTTTTAAAGATGAGTTTTCTGATTTTATATCGATACATATCAGAAGATATCATTGTGTTATGATAACACAAAAACAAATTGCAACATTACCTGAAGAGATACGTGAAGATTTTTCTAGGGATTACCGAAAACACTCTACTGTATATCTTGAGGGATGGAAACAAACAGCTGAACAAATAGTAGAAATTGTGAATTCTGGTCTTCGTAGTCATTCTACTTACTTGCACCCATTTATTCCAGATAAACAATTTTATAGTGTAATTGATCATGTGTTAGATTATAATATTGATCAAAAATTTTACATTAGTACTGATATACCTAAAAAATATTATCAATATTATAAGGAGAAATATAGAAACATATATGATAAGTATGATTATCTTGAAAAATTTGAAAGTATCGTTAGAGATAATTATAGTGAAAATATTTTAAATTTTGACACCAAAATAAATGGAATAGAAAATTACTATGACAAAAAAGAGCATTTTGTTTTTGGAAATTTATTAGATCTTTTTGCTTTATCTAATTCTAAATTAATTGTGCAGTCTTATCTTTCTTCTTGGGGAAGAATAGCGAAAAGAATGAATGATGTAGAACAAATAATTCTCCCAATATCAAGTGAAACTAATTCTAGATCTACTAAACCACATCAATTTTATAGTATATTGAGAAAAACTTATAATTATAAACTAAAATACAGTGAAATTGCTAAATTGAAATCTTTAAATATTGATACTCTTGATCCGAACTTGGGACAATGATAAAACTGTCCACTGACACAAGGATTTGACCATTATCGCAGGTATACTACTGGAGTAGTCAATCAAACTCCATGTACTACCTGGACATCACTGGTTACGGATACCGCAAGCGGGTCTGTGAGAGCGTTGTGGACTGGTTTATGAACCGATATATGCCTCGTCATGATATTGGTCTCCGTATCATTCACAGGGGTCTCAAGCGCGAATTTGTCTATGGTTACTGTGACGTTGATGGTGACATGAAACGTCCTCGTGATTTTGTGATTGAACTCCAGTCGCACATGAACCCAGAACTTTATGTTAAAACACTGATCCACGAACTCGTTCATGCCCGTCAATGGGTATTTGGTGCATTACGTCAAAAACGTGGTAAAATGTACTATGGATCCACGAAAGTGGAAGACCTTGATTATGAGGATCAACCTCATGAAATTGAGGCACGAGAGCAGGAAGAAACTCTCTACATCACTTATCTGATCGAAACTGGTCAAATGTTCCCCCGTCAAAATCGTCCCCGTCATCTTCTTTAAAATGAAAAAATACGATCCCAACGAGTATCTTCTCGAAAATCTCCTTCCCAGAATTCTTGCCATCAAACCTGTTACTGATCAAAGTGATATTTTTGAATGTCTTGGTGGAGATCCAGAGTTAATCTCTCAATCTTCTTGTCGAATTCAATTTGGAAATCAAATTGAGAGTTTCGGTAATAAAGTAATTTCTGATGTTACTACAAATTTGCTTGAGGAGTCTAATTATGTTATTATTGGTGGTAAAAAGAGACAAGTAGACCATCTTTTTATTACTAAAGGTGGTATTATTTGTTATCTTGAAAGCAAATGTAATCTTAATTTTGACAGTGAAAAAGTAATAATGAGTAATGAGAAAGTTAAAATTCTTGCAGAAAAGTTTGGAAATATAGTACCATATTATTTTGTTCCTGTCAGAAGGCAACCAAGAAGGGAACACATTGTAAAGTATAAAAAAGAAGGTATCGAAGTCGTTGGTATGGAATGGATATCAAATCAAATTGATCTTCCATTTGGAATTGATCATTATTTTACCTTTCTTAAAGAAGTTTGTGGTCCAATTATGGAAGAAAAGGGTATGATTCTTAAGGATCCTAGGAAATGAAACCATTAGTTAAATATCAAGGTGGCAAATCCCGTGAGATTAAATTCATCAAGGAGATTATGCCACCCTCCTATAATCGAATTATTGAACCGTTTTGTGGAGGGGCAGCGGTGTCCTTCCACTTTGGTGTTCCAGCATTGCTTACCGATGTTAATTGGCAAGTAATCAATTTGTATGGTGTTGTTGCAAGTCCAGTGTATGAGGATCTTCAACGATTTGTTGATCAGGTTAAAACATTTGATCATAATCAACTGGAAAAACTCTTCTATCATTCCAGAGATATTATTAACAATTCAAAGGATTATGGTCCCTTTGATAATGCCACTGCATACATTGTTGTGAGGCAACTGTGTTTCAGTGGTATGGAACGCTATAGTTCAAAGGGTGATTTCAATGTACCATTTGGTCATTACAAGACCTTTTCATGCAATCTTTCTGAGGAACATCACAAATTCCTTCTAAATTGTAAGATTTCACATGCATCTTTTGAGCAGTGTTTCAAAGATGACAATGAAAATGACTTTATTTTCGTTGATCCACCTTACCTGGATCGTCTTGGTTACACTACTGGCGATGGTGGTTTGAACCTACATGAAGAACTTTTAAGTTGCCTCAAGGCAACAAATGCTAAGTGGATGATTGTTCATTCTGATCATGAGTTTTATCGTGACAGTTACAAAGACTATAACATTATGACTAAAGACTTCCTGTATTCACAGCGATTTGGTAGAGGTAAAGATCACAGTGGTGCAAGTGTTCAGCATTTGTACATCACAAACTATGATGCTGTGCCAGGTAGCAAAGTGGTACAGCACGTTGCCAATCCACTGGCAGATGCCCTATACTCATAACAGTTAATCAATCATCATGGCAACCGAAGGTTACGTCAAATTTGAATACTTCAGTAAGGGTGTTCCCCCTTATTACAATAATCGGTCTTTCCCAGAACTTCTTGATGATGAAAGCATCGTCATCAGCACACCTTGTCTTGAGATGAGTTATCATCAATACTTTGCACTATTCAAGAAGTTTATGATGGCTGTTGGTTTTGATGAGAAAAACATCATGCAAGGTGCATGTAACTTGGCGTTCAATGAAATGAACAATGAGAAAACCATGCGTGAGGTTGCTGAGGAATATGATCTTATCATGTCTGAACAACTTCCTGATATTATTGCTGATCGTAAAAAGCAGGACAATGAGTGGATTGAAAAGACTAATTCACAATGGGAAGAAAGGTATTGGGCATTGTATCGTAGGTTCAAGGGATTTTCTCAATATACTGATGAAGAACTCGATGCAATGTGTGATGCTGCTGAAAAGCAGGAAGAGCAACGTCAAATGACATATGATGAGGCAATTGCTGCTGGTTGGGAGATGACTGCTGATGGGTTTTGGATTAAAGAACCTAAAGAAAAAGACTTTAAAATGTGGAATGGTTTAGTACCTGGATCTCCAGAAGCAGTTGAGAAAGGATGTATGTGTCCAGTTATGGATAATGAGGAAATGCCATCAGATAAAAAATGGGTTGATGCTGAATGCCCTATTCATGGGAGGAAAAAGAATGACTAATTATGATATTCTTATGGATGCTGTAGTAAATCAGATTTATCTTTTGTATGCCCAAACTGATAGTTGGAATGAGGTAAAAGCAAAAGAGACTGCACACCGTATTCTAGAAATCATAGAGGAATACAAAAGTAAATAAATTATTAAACACATTACAAAAAAATCAATGAAGTGGATCTGTAGGGCGATAACTTCTGACACCTATCTTGCTGAAGATGGTAGTTGGGTAAAAACTCAACCAGAAGCAAAATTGTTTACTGATGAAGAAAAAGATGAATTAAATCAAACAAAATATAAAATTTTAGAACCTTATTGGAATAGTATGTGGATTCCAATGGGAGATTGATTGAGAAAAATGACTGAAGAAACTAAATTTATTTTTTCTCTCATGCAAGTTGAAAATCTTAGTAAACTTGTAGAAGGCAATGAATATGAAAAATTCTTTGCCTCACATTTAATTCCAATCAAAGTCGAACTTGAACGTCAGTTGACAAACCTCAAACATTCATCTAAAATCAAGGAGTAATTTAACAAACAAAATGAAGTATCTTTACATTGTTGACTACTGGGTTCCTTTCCCTTCTTCCGAATATGGTGGTGTAATCAATGTCATTGCAGAAAATGATAACGAATGCCATGATATTCTTCTTGAATGGGATGATCAGTATGACAATCTTATCATGCAAAATGTCGTAAAAGCACCTAAGTTTGCTCTTGCGAATGAAGAAGAATCCCGTATTGTTGACAGTTTTACTACCTGAAGATCATGAGTATTGAAATTGATTTGATGCACGAAGAGTGTATTGCAAATGTAGAAGAATACTTCTGCAATCAAGTTCTTAATCAAATGGATCAAGGAAATTTGTATAATGCACAATCTCTCCATGAAGAGTTTGTGGTTGATGGTCAAGATGTTGCTGAAAATTGGTTGTTTCTCAACGACCTGACTGGGTATGAAATTTGAAGAAGGTCTTTATGTAAACTATAAAGGATTTAAAGGACGTATCAGTTTTTTAGATTCATCTTGCATTTGTATTGCAAGTCCTTCTGTAATAGGAAATCCTTGGCCCATTACTGTAGTTGTACACCGAAGCGAATTTAAACACATTCATGAAATATCAAGTGATCTATAAAGAACCCAAGACTAAAAAGGGTTTTTATTACGAACAAAAAGCAGTATTTCTGGACATTTCAGATGCTATGTTTTGGCAAAAGCATGTTGAGAAGCAAGGTGCTATAGATATAGAAGTTATTCCATTGTTTTCATGAGCACTGTACCGTTGACTATGAAACCATTTGATTATTATGATATCAATCAAGTGGTTCAACCAAATATTAAAGATTACATGACGACATATGTTTATGATAAGGGTCAATTGATTGCTACTATATCACCAGGTACAACAATGGATCAGATCATAAACGACAATAATATTAAACTTTCTACAACAGCAGTAAAACAGCAGATCCTAGACACTGAAAGATATGATCTTGATATGAAAAATTATAAAGATCAAATATCTACGAAAGCAAAAGAACTTGGTCTTGACTTGTTTAGAGAGTTTAATATTGAGGATAACCCCAAAAAAGATAGATGTTTTTCTCTAGCGTACAAGTTTGGCGGTCAATATGGTCCTCAAGGTGTATATGATTGTTTTGAAAAATTGGTGACGCTAATCAAAGATTAATGCATAAAGTTAATGTAAGATCAGACAATACAGAGATCTTTATTTGTAAGCATCCTTCTCCGAATGAACTTAATGTTCAATTGGAGAAGGACATTCGTGTATGTGGTGATCAACAAAATAAAACTACAAATGTTAAAGCCTTGATGACCCATTGGGATATGTTCAATCATAGTGAAGCATTCGGGCATTTTGTAGAATGGGTTACCGAATGTTTCGGTGAATGTGATTTAATGTCATTTAAAAGGCAGACTGAATATAAATTAAATTCTTTGTGGGGAATGATATATCACAAAGGTGAACATGCAAATCCCCATGATCATCTACCTTCTTACTTTAGTTTTGTGTATTTTGTGAAAGTTGATGAAACATCATCACCTCTCATTTTTGAGGCAAGTAACACTTACATTAAACCAGAAGTTGGAAAGATAGTTATGTTCCCGTCACATTTACGTCACTATGTACCAGAGCAAATCAGTAATAGTGAACGTATAACTATAGCAGGAAATATAATTGCGACTGAATAATATGAAAAATACCGTGCAAACTTGTGGGACATTTGATGGTGATTACTACAGTATTACTGTAGCAATTGGTGATACCCATGCAATTACATTAGATGGACTTTCAAAAGATGACATGTTAGAATTAAAATCATGTGTAGATTGTATGTTGATTGAGGATGAACAAGAATGAGATGTGGATTTATTGATACTCTTTCCGAAGAAGAATTAGATCGTGTAAGTGGACTAGTAGATCTGTTCAAAGAATATTGGATTCCAAGAGGATTTTATTATCCAGGAACTGGATTTGTATTTGATCCAAAAACTCCTGTAGACTTTTATACTATTGGTGGCGTCACATATATTGATGGTTTTACTGACCTGAAAGGATATTATGATTATTCTATGCAAGTAAATCCTGTTCTCAAGGAATACTTTGGTTGGTTGTATTCTATCGTAATTGATAAATTAAGTTCTGAAATAGGACCATGTGAACTGATTGATGAATTGGCGCATCCAGGATTTCATATTTTTGGTCATCAACCAGGTTATTCAGTCTACCCTCACACAATTCAGTATGTAACAAAACCTATTGCAACAATTCATTATGATTTACAGCAGAATAAGCATTTAGAAATCTGGGAAAAATATGATGAAGTTGATTTAGATAATTGTCTTTCATTCACACTCTGTATAGAAATACCAAAATCTGGTGGTGGATTGAATACATGGAACGAACCACCATTAAGAGAATATGATCCTAAAAATTCTTATACAATGGAGGTAAAAACACTTGATTATGGTGATATGGGACCTCCAACAGCAGTTGTAACCTATGAAAAAGGTAAGATGTTTTATTTCATCGGTAAATTGTTACATCAAATAGCACCAGCAGCACAGACACTAACACCAGAAGAGCGTAGAGTTACTTTACAGGGTCATGGTGTTAAATGTGATGGTATTTGGAGAATTTACTTTTAACTATGGAAAAAACAATACGATTTATCGACGTTTTTCATCATTTTGTTGATAGTGGATGGGGGCAAAGAGTTTACTCTTTGGAGCAAGCATATCATATAGGATATGAGACTAATTTTAAATATAACATCTTAGTACAAGCTCCTCATTGGCCTGAATTACATTTTTTAAACATTCCAAATGTAACTGGTATAGATTGTCAAGATCCAGATGAATTTATTAAATTGGAAAATGGTGAAACTGCGTCTTACCTAGGTCCTGAATTAATGAATGAAATACTAATGAACAAACAATACCATCTTCTGGACCAAAGTGATCATTGGTATTTTCATGAATGGATAGAAGAAACAAAAGATTTAGTGAGGCAAACTTATTTTATCAAGGAAATAAAATTTAAAGATAATAAAATAGAAGAATATCTAAAAGATAAGTTCAAAGACTTTGTTGGACTTCATTTGCGAAGGAGGTATTGGGTTAAGGTTGAGCGTGAAGATCTTAAAACACTGCCAGATCATTTAGCAGATAGATATTGGAATGAAATAGCATTAGATAAAGATACTCCAATTGATCATTATGTCTTTATTCCTGATGAAGAGTATTACAATGTTCTTGATAAAATTGTTGAAGAAAATGAAAATCAGAAGATATTCATTTCATCAGATTTACCATATGAATTTTATGAATATTATTATGATAGATATAAGAACATGTATTCATTCAAAGATTTTGAGGATGAATTTAAAGCAATTTTAAAAGAAACTATTGATGATAGTATTGTAGAAAAGTATCCAGATACAGTTACTTCTTTATTTGATTCATTTGCTCTCTCATATTGTAAATTAATTGTAAACACACCATCTTGTTTCTCTATGTTTTCATCTGATAGGAATGAAGTACCAACTATTACAATTAAAAAGTCTAATCAAAAGTTTATAGTTTTTAACTATCCACATCACAAAGGGTTTTTACACAATAACTAACATGAAAAAGAATATGAATTGGTGGAGATGGTGGGCAAAGTCTCTTGGGGAAAAGGCAAGTAAGTGTGACAGGGAAAGTGATACTGTCGCTGTAATCAGAACGATTATATTTTTAACATATCTAATTACTAATTGCTTTATTATTGCTGGTGTCGTGAGACATTGGAATGATAATACTACAATTGAAATTTACATTGATGGTGTTGCACCTAAAGAAAGTCCTCTATTATGAATATTGAAATATTAACTCCATTTAAAGGAGTTTATATTGAATTTAATAGTATAAAGTTCAGACGAATATGGTCAGAGTATGATGACATTGTTCTATGGGACTGGTATAATGATCTAAAATGTGAGTGGAAACCTCTCAAATCGACTGATCATGAAAAATTAGAACATTTGTATCATGATACTTTAAATAAGAACACACAAAAAGAATTAAGTAGTTTATTGGAGTTTTTAAAAAATGAAATTTGATGAATGGTTTTGGGAAATTGAGGGTTATCATGTCAGAGCAGAGCGTTTTTGGGATGATGTAAAATCAGATCGTGGGCAAGAAATCTTAGAATGGTTAAAAACTGCCTACCGTATGGGATATGAAGAAGGTCAGCGTCTATATGGTGGGACAGACTGAAAAGCGTCACACAGACGATCCTGGGTGCCTCTCACAACGCTTATGATGGATGGGTAAATCATTTTTCACATGATTGAAACTTTAATTGCTGGATTGACTTGTGGCATTGCTACATACTACGGAATTGGAGACGGATTTCATGGTCAAATTACTGCGAACGGTGAGCGGTTTAATGCTTATCGTTGGACTGCAGCTCACCCTTATCTACCTATGGGTACACGCATACGGGTGACAAATCAAGATAATGGTAAACAGGTTATTGTCCGCGTAAATGATCGTGGACCATATTCTCATGCAGATTTGGATCTTAGTTATTCTGCATTTGCTCATATTCAATCAACCAGAAAAGGAAATGCAGTTGTTTGTTGGAGAGTTGTTGGGTGAACAAATCTGATAAGGATACATTATATGTGATATTACTTTTAGTAATACTTGTACTACTTGACTTATTGGTTATTGGTGGTATATTATTACACGGTAAAGCAAATTTCTCTGAACTGATCAAACATCTAAAATCATGAAAAAACTGTTTGCTCTTGCTTTTGTTCTGTTTGCTTCTCCTGTTGCTGCACAAGAAAAGCAAACCTATCGTCCATTTCGTTATGAAACTCCATGTATGGTGGAGCAAGGTATTCAAACCTATCCTGACGTATGTGTTGTGATTGAAACCCGTGAAAAGGGTGGTGCCCTTCGCACTCGCAATATTTACTCTAATAAACATGGTTTGACTATCAAAGGTCGCTTTGATAAAGAAAAAGGTTATATGACTTGGGATAGTCACAACAAGTTTGAGTATAAATGGGAATATAAAGTTGGTGGAACTGGTGGTGCGGATGGTCTTGGTGCCTGGACATATGTTATGCCTGGAGTTTTAGTTCAAAATGTGAGTTGGGACTGACAGTTCAAAAACTGGCACATGGGGCATCCTGGTTCGCTGGGATGCCCTTTATAATATGTGGGTACTCAAGGGAACACCCCATGGCACTTTCCTTCCCATCCAAAGCACATCACCTCGCTGCTCTGTATGATGCTTGTGCTTTGATCCTGGACACTTACAAAGAAACTGACATCTTCAAAGTTTATTCTGATGAAGGTCTTGAAGACCACATCGACTTTGCTGCCACTGCCCGTGAGATCATGGGTCTGATCGCTGAAGGTGACATCAAATGAAACCCTATCCTCTTGGTCTTGACAATCCTTACGTTATTCGTGGGATCATTGGCAGTTCACGGTGGGCACTGTACCGCCGTGAACCATTTGAGAAAATTGCAGAGTTTCCAAATGAGTTTGCAGCATATGATGCTCGCCGTGCCATTTTGAAAGCAGAGGGTTACAACGCATGAGAAAATATGTTATAATTGGTTTAGGTGTAATTGTTGCATGGAATGCTTTTATCATTCATCGTGACAAACAGTTATTTAAAGCATATGATGCTTGTATGAAGTCTACTAATCATCCAGATTGCCCATATAAAAAATGACTATTTCTCAAGGATTGGTTGAAACTGAAAATGAAGATCCTGGATTTGAGATTACTCATCTATCATTCAGGAAAAGAGAATCCTCCCACCTCTATGGTGGTCCTGTAAATTTCTACATCGGCAACATCGTATTCCGTTTGACTAACGAGGATGTGAAAGGTCGCATGGAATATATCATGAAACAGAATGAAACTATTCGTGTAGCAACAAGTGAAGAGTTACTAGACAAGTATTACGACGGTCTTCACTTCAAGTTTGACAGAGAAAAAGAAGAAGTAAATGAAGACGGTGAAAAGTTTTTTAAACTTGATATTATCAACAAAGAAGGTATCAAACATGAAGATGTATTCATCTACGGTTATCGTCGTAACACGGATCCTCTTCACGATTTCATTCAATACAATGAGAAGTTTGATTGTTACAGAATGCACGAATACTTCCAAGACACCCCAGTAGTTCGTGGTATAATCCAGTATCTCCAAGACATGAAAGATGGTAA